CGCACAATCGAGCGGCGGCTAGGCTTATCCATTGTCACTACAACAAACTTGAAGTGGGGATACTTAGCCGCCGCTACTTTTATCCTTACCATAGCAGCTTCCCTCCAAAATCCTTTAACTTCATGCAGCTCGAACCTTTCCGGCGTGACCACATAGAAATCCGGCGTATAGAAAGAGCCTGGGGCCAGCCGTAACTTAACCCCTTCAAATTCATACTGCAGAATCTCACCAGCTAGTTGGAGTGAGTACAGGCTATCCGCGTAGGCTCTTTCAGTCTTGTTCATTCGTTCTTTAGTCAGAAGATACGGCTTCGGCACAGCGTTCACACAGTCCTTCCTCATTGCGCTCCATTGTTGACCACCAGGAGAGACACCTTTTGCATCTCACGTTTGCATGAGGATCTTCGGCTGGTGGTCCCTTGAATACTCCATTGAATCCTTCCGGCGATCCTTCAGTCCATTCTTCCCAGGCTCCATTAGGACCAAAAAATGTTGAAGCTAATTGAATGTACCGATTTTCTTTTCCAGCCATAGCTTTTTTGTAATTCTTTGTAGCTTTTAAAAGCTCATTTTGATCCGTGCCTTTTTTGAGTAATGTTTGCAGTTTTGAAAACGCCTGCTTTTTATGTTGCCTTCGTGGATAATGCAACCAAAGTTGATTCAAAAATGCACTACTCTTTTTATCTATTCTTATCTTATCTATAGCGTAACTGTTACGTTTCCGTGACGTTTCCGTTACGTCACTCTCTTTTTTCTTCTTTCTTTCCCTATACTTACGCATACGATCTGCAGCACTATCTGATATTGGATTGCGTTTTTCCCATGCAAGTACGTCCCATCCATTATCAATAAAACCTTTCTTTTCAAATAGTTGCTTAGTTTCTTTAAGGGCTTGCATGTCAAGGCGCATATAGTGTGCAATTTCCTCATCGGAAAGCTGAGAAGTATCAACTTGGCGACGAAGGCAAAGCAACATCACATGACGGCGCTGCATGACTTCTGGCATAGCCTGAACCTTGGGGTCGTGGCCCCACTCGTGCCAAAGCCGGAACCATTTCATTTTTTCCTCTACTTAGGATTTGCGGAAACGTCCCTTATCTCTCGTGGTATGAAATCTAAGATGTCTGCAACGTGCAAATGGTAGGTCTGCCACTCTCCGGCTCTCAGGCCGTGGATCATGTCATTGAGTCTCTTGGGCGAGAGGTACTTTCCTGTCCGAGTTGAGATGATGCGGGCGATGTCGGTTTGCGTGAGGTTGTTTTCCAATGCACGGATCTTAATCATCTTCGGTATTGGCGCGTTCTTCAGAGACATAAGTGTATCTTTCCCCTTGTTCAAGTAGTGGGCTGCATCCTGAAAGTGTACACAGCCCGTTCCCCAATGCAAGAACAAAATCATCTTGATGACATTAAAATCGTTTTCCGTGTCAACATCAGTTTTTTTGCAGTTTTTTAACGAATGATTCATTTTTTTGGTAAGTAGTTGATATACTTTAGCCTAATCTCAGAACTGCCCCATTTGTAGAAAGTGTTGACAACCTGTTAATTTACTGACTTCACACAGGTTTTTTCTCAAAACGACCCGTTTTGTGGGCAACTTGTTGGCCCATTTTAACGTGTTTTTTTTCTTGACATAGGTATGCTATCAGGTGTAGTCATACGCTTAGATCGAGCGCGGATGGCTGGAAAATGATTCTTACCTTATCTACTTTCACTTCCTATAGTGACAGAGAGACTTGGCTGAATGCCCGCAAGCGGGGGATCGGCGGCTCAGAAGCCGCTGCCGTTTTGGGCATCAGTCCTTGGGTTTCTCCGTTGACCTTGTATCTCCGTAAGCTCAATCTAATGCCCGAACAGGATTCATCCGAGCGTATGCAATGGGGCTTGGATCTTGAAGATGCCGTGGCCGCATACTATGAGCGGGAAACGGGCCGGAAACTCTACAGCCCAAAGCCCTATACCATCTTCGAGAGCAAGGAACACCCGTTCATGCAATGCACCATTGATCGCTTGATCGAACAGTTTGATGATCGTGGTCCTGGGGTTGTCCAGATCAAGACGGCGGGACCAGGGATGCTTGGAGAATGGCAGGAAGAAGTACCGCTTTATTATCAGGTCCAGATCCAACATGAGATGTCAGTCATGGGCTATAAGTGGGGATCATTCGCTGTGTTCTTCGGTGACTACAAGGGTCTAATCGTTGACGTAAATCGCAATGACCGCTTTGTGGAAATCCTTGTTGAAAAAGAAGGCGAATTTTGGAAGCGAATCTGCGACGAAGATCCCCCACCTGTCGATCACTCTGAATCATCAAAGGAAGCCCTTCATCATGTGTATGGCCAGGACACCGGAGAATCAATTGCGTTGCCAGGGGATGCCCTGCATTGGGATCAGCAATTACAAGAGCTCAAAGCGCAGGAACGGCAGCTTAAAAAGGAAAAGACAGGGCTAGAGAACCAGATCAAAAGTGAAATGGGTTTTAACACTTATGGAGTGCTACCCAACGGAACATCATACATTTGGAAATCCCACCAAAGAGAAGGGTATTGGGTAGATGCCACAACGGTAAGAACACTCAGGAGAAAGGCGGCGAAATGAAAGCACTAACATTACAGGAGAAGGTGACTTCGGTTAAGCAGCTACTTCACCAGAATTCTAAGTCCCTGGTAGCTGCGCTGCCGAAGCAGATTGGAGTTGAACGGTTCAGCCGAATCGTAATGACTTCAGTAACTCTGACACCAGGATTGCTTGAATGCAGCCCACAGAGCCTATTGTCAGCGGTCCTAACATGCGCTCAGTTGGGCTTGGAGCCGGACGGTGTTCGGAACATGGCTCACCTAGTACCTTTTGGTAAGAAGGTGACTTTTGTGCCTGGGTACATGGGCCTGATTGATTTGGCCATGAGATCCGGCAAATTCAAAAATATTGAAGCCCACATAGTCTATGCCCAAGATCAATTTGACTATGAGCATGGATCGAGCCCGTACATTATGCACAAGCCCGCTTTTGAAAAGAAGGATCGCGGGGAGCAAATTGCTGGTTACTGCATTGCCTTCTTTAAGACAGGTGGTTTTCAGTTTCGAGTGATGTCAATGAGCCAGATCCGAGAAGTGCAAAGTCGATCACCAGCAGGCAGATCAGGGCCGTGGATTACAGACTTCGATGCAATGGCTTTAAAGACAGCAATCCGGCACAGCGTCAAATATCTGCCATCCTCAGTAGTGGACCAGGAGCTACAACTGGCCGTGAGCCTGGACGAGAGAGCTGAAGCAGGCATAGATCAGCAGCTCGAAGTGATTTCCGGTGTTGATATGCAGACCGGAGAGATCATAGAGGAACCAGGGAAATCAGCATTGGATGATTTGGCCGAGAAACACGGAGCTCTGCCAGCGGGACCGCCTGATCCAAAGCCAGTAGAGACACCAGCGCCAATAGAAGATCCAAGTGTGTCGGCGGAAGATAGGCAGTTGATCTCTCAGTTTAAAGGGCTTCATAAGAGTGGCTTCCAAAAATTCCTCAACGAAGATGAAAACATTCTCGCGCTGGCGAAACAGCCAGAGGGGAGCCCTGTACTCAAAATGGTCGATGAGAAACATCAAAGGTTTTGGGGCGTGCCGTGGCCGCGTCCATCATTTGCATCGCCACAACCAACGGGACCACTCACGATGCCTGATGCGCCGGAACAGCCGCCGGAAATGCCGCCTGCACCGCCAGAAGAGGAAGCGCAGGAGCCCTTAGAATTTGGCCAGGGCATTGAGCCGGAAGAGTCTGAAGGTGAAGGGATGCCGAATCTAGCCAGCATCGAGCGGACCTTGGAGATAGATAAATTCGTGAAGGGTTACAACATAGGGCTCAAGCAATGGCATGATTGGGCCATCACCACAAGCCGGATGATTATGGGCAGATACACAGGGTACTTTTCACATTGTTTTGCGAGTGATCCTGACACAGAGCTGGCTGCATTCGGAGCTTCACAGGAAGCCTAAAAGCCCGAATTTGGGGGATAGCCAGGTATCAATAGCACCGAGAAGTCGCGTTAGACGGGCTTTTAGGGCTATTAAAAAATTTAAAATCAGGTCAAAAAGGTCATTTTCGGGGAATTCCAGCATGAGCCAGCAAAACCTAGAAAGGCCAGTAATGGCGCTGCAGCCGGATGATTGGACTGACGATTTTAGCTGCATGATGTGTGGACGTACCAGGGCAGATTTAGTCCCGTATCCCCCTGGTATGTATCGGTGTGAAGGTTGCGGTCAGCGTTATTGGCCCACAGAAAAAACCGATGATTAGCTGAATGGGATCATTCGATGGGACTAGGTAAGCGAGTCAGACGCAAACACTACTCCCCCCACTATTGTTGGCGCTGCAGACGGCCAACAACACGCTACGCGCTGTGCGATGAATGCTATCGAAAGCCGCCGAAAGCAGAATATCGTGGTGGGGGGGATTATCTGCATTTCATCAGGGTCTTACATGAATATGAAAAGGCTGCACAGAAAAGGCTGAGAGCAAAGATTAAAAGATGGAGCTCCAAGGATTACAGCCAGGACGAGCTGCAGGCCATATTGGAGAGATAAAATGACTGTATGGCTTCATTGGATAGGCGCTACTCACTACACGATCAACTCTTTCGTTAATGAAGCCAATAAAATGGGAGTGAGTCGCCGCGTTCCACAGCGGGATCTCAGGATGATGGATTGGGGCGACAAGATTTACTGCGTTACCAAGCAGAAGCACAAGGTCAATCCTGTGATCTTCGCTTACTTCACCATCGAAACAATCTACGGCATTCAGACGAATGACCTACCGGACGACATCGGCTCCAAAGTTTACTACGTTTCAGATCCAACAGATATTCAAAGTGAAAAAAGAGGTTGCGGCTTCCTTGTGCGCGGGGGGCTGTATGCTACCACAACGGCCACAGTTGAAGAGCTGTCCAGTTACTCTAGCGAACCTCAAGTACAGGGGGGATTGAAGGTCTTGCCGGAGCCCTGGCCAATCATTTGGGGAATGCCGCCCTTTCGTGGATTCAGAAAATTTGATGAAACGAAATTCCTGGCTGACATCGCGGCCAGCGAAGGCCGCCCCCACTTGCGGAGTATGTACTATGCGTGAATCTATCTGTACGGGCTGCAGAGCCCCAATCTATTGGTTCAGGACACCAAGGGGAAAGAATATGCCTGCCGATGTGCCAGGGGAAAACAGAATCATGCTTGATGATGATGGCGCAGCGGTCATGGTGAAAACCTACATGCCACATTGGGCTACCTGTCCAGAAGCAGACAAATTCAAAAAGGAGAAATGATGGAATTCGTATCAATCGCAATGAGGACAATCGAGATTAGGACAACAGCCAATGCTGGCTACATTGTCAATGTTGGCTGTACCAATTTTGCTTACACAGATCCAGAGAAAATGATCGCTGATCTTGGTGAGTACATTCGAGATCCCCAGGCCGTTGAGGAAGAGTACAACAAGCACCACAAGGCTTATGACGAATGTGCTCCTGAACGCCCACGGAGCCTTGGTCAAATGGTCCCTGAATCAGAGACAAGCACACAGGGCCAAGCAGAAGCCACAGATCCAGCAGAAGATATGGAATCATCCGGTTATTAGGCCAAAATGGGGCGTGTTCCTGCCCCACCTATTTGTTTTAATTACATTTTTTTGTTGCAATTTCTGAAGTGGAAGTGTACCCTATGAGTGAATCCGAACCGAGCGGCGTATTCTTATCTACCGAGCGGGTATCCAAAATGTTTGGAATGTCAACAAGATGGGTACAAAAACATGCTCAACAGTTGGGCGGCGGTAAGGTAGGACGGCGTTGGTTCTTCACAGAAAGGGGGATTCGACATGGCCTACAAAATACCAGATGGTTACATGGGCCAAGTAAGGCATCCGAGCTTCCCATCGGGAAAGCGACGAAAAAAATTCACCCTACAAAGAGATGCCGACACTTGGGAAAAGCGTCTAAAGGAAAGGCTGAACGGGAAGGGGCCACAAGACATGGCCTTAGAGATCCTATCAGACGAGTACCTAGACATTGTTAAGGCAGCATCCAGCAAGGTTCATTATTTAGATATTCGCAGATCAATAGCGAGATTCTTGCAATGGCTTGACCATGAAAAGGGATTGGCAAATCCTATGTGGTCACAGCTTGATACTTTCTTAACACAACAATACTTTTTAGAAAGATCAGAGGAACAGAGCAAGTATCGAGCGAATAAGGAGAGATCGCACCTCAACACATTTTCTAATAAATATGTGAACAAGGTCCGAAAACTCGAAGGCAACCCGTTTGTTGACTGTGTAATTTTCGGACACAATACTGTAGAGCAAGTACCGCCCACCAAAGAAGAAGTTGATCGGTTACTGTTGGTAGCCAAAGGTCAGGATCGAGCGATCCTAGAAGCCTACCTGGGAACAGCGGCAAGACGCTCTGAGATTTATCGCTGGACCTGGAAGCGTGACATTCGGCTGGACCAAAGACTTTACCGCTTGGGAACCATGAAAACTGGCGGCAAAGGAATGGAATACCAATGGCTACCAATGAATGATGATCTGCACAATTGGCTTGTGTGGTGGAAAACAAATCGGCCCCTGGACAAACCCTATGTTTTCTACTCCCTGTCACATACTGGCGGCAATGGTGGTGGACGCGGAAACGCTTACGGCGAACAATTTGTCAAGCGTGATAAATTCATATACCAGCTCTCTAAGAAAGCAGGAATAGACCCGCCTTTGGGCTACCATTCTCTAAGGCGGCATGTGGCCACGAAGTTAGCCTTGGATGGACACGCGGCCAAGGCTATTCAGAGATTCTTGCGGCATAAGCATCTAGCTACTACAGAAAAGTACATCGGGCATGTAAATATAGATTTGGAAAGTATGGCTCAATCTCTAGTCAAGAATAGGCATCAGAAGCAGGCGCAGCGTGAGAGAGTCCGATCTATATTGGTGGGAGAAGCTAGTCCAGAAATGTAGTAGTCCTGACGCGCACAGGCTCCGTATAAGCAAGAAAACCTGTGATGCGATCATGGGCATCCATGAAGGTATTAAGCGGCTCAGAGCGGAAAATAAGCGCCTGCAAAAGCAACTTAAAAAAGAGAGAGAAGCACGAGAGAATGAGCAGGCTTACCCGCGATGAGAATTGTACCAAAAGATTGGGGCCACGAGCTCATACTTGAAAACAATGAGCTCTACTGTTTGAAGGTTCTCGTTTGTGAAGATCAAATATGGTCAAGTAAAGGAAGGTTTCATTATCACCGGATCAAGGATGAAACCTTTCTTATTTTAGAGGGAATACTGGAGCTAGACATCGAAAAGGAAAACGGTATTTTTGTCTCGCAGTATTTCAAGGAAGGGGATCACATACGAATTTTACCTAATACCAAACATAGATTCAGGAGTGCGGGCAGGCGATGTAAATTCATCGAAGCCAGCACAAAGCACTTTGATGATGATAGTGTGAGAACAGCCTACATAGTCAAGGACAAAGTAGGTACTTGGATAGAGGATGAGCTTGGGGCCGAATAAGGCTTTAATATATGAGAAGCGGTATCTCAACAAACTTAGTGCGCGTGGTGGTGTGGCAGACCACGGCCCCAGGCTACCCCTAAAGGAGAGATGGTATGTGGAAAGAATACACCGTAAAGATGCAATTTCTTGACAAGCTGTGCGGATCAGTCCCGCAAAGCAAAGAGCTTATCCGGTCCTGGCTTGAAGCACGGATGCCAAAAACTAAGCCGGAAGGTGCTGACAAGAGCATTGATGATTTGGTCGAAGAAGTGGGAGAAACCATAGATGAAAGCATGGAGAAAACCACGCTTGGCTTTCAGCAGGATGATGATGGAATTTTTCTAAGGGGCGGTACTATCAAGGCCCACCTGAAAGACTGTGCCAATCAGATCAAAGATGTGGTCAAGATCAAAAACTTCCGAGTCAAGGTAGCCAACAAAGTTTACATCGAAGATTATAAAATCCATGTTTACAAGAATGGTGAGATCGTCCAAGAACCTGACGGCAGTTTCGACCAGCCCGTTCATGTTATGAGCAGGCAAGGCCCAAGGAGTGCCTTAAAAAATATCCAGTTTCTTCTCCAGCCTGAGATTATCTTCACGCTAAAAATCCTTGAAGATTCAGAGGTCAAAATCAAGAAAGTTACAAACATTTTCGAGTATGGCGGATTGCACGGTTACGGCGGCGAAAGGGGTATGGGAGAAGGTAGATACACCTTCAAGATTTCTGAGAAATGAGAAATGGAGTGCCGTGAGCTGTTCGGAGCTGGCGACGAGACATGCCGTGGATAGTTGTGAAGCGTCCTGACTTCGAGATTTGCCGTGCCGCGTGGTGGAACGTTTTGCCTTCGAGTGGTGGGATGATATGGTGTGTGGTGGGTTGCCCTGCCGTCGAGAAGTGGTGTGTGCCGCGTAGAGGTGTCGCGTGATGAGCTGACTTCGCGGAATGAGGTGAGGTGTGATGTTACGGATCGGGGTGAGTTGCCTTCGCGGAGTGGGGTGTGGTGGGCCGTTTCGTTTTGACTTCGAGAACTGCGATGAAGTGTTGTGGCGACGAGAAGAGTGATGTGCTGGTGCGGAGTGTAGTGCCGTCGAGATGTGATCTGTACCGAAATGCTATGTGATGGCATGACGACGAGTAATGTTATGCTGCGTAGTGAAATGATGCGGGGCGGGTTGGTTTGTTGTGTCGTCGAGTAATGCCCTGTACTGTTTTGTTTTGGCGACGAGAGCCGTTCTGGACGGGCGGGATATGCCTTGATTTGCCGCCGAGTATTGTCATGTTTTGTTCTGAAATGGATTGCGATGAATTATGTGGCCCATTCCTGGCCCACACCGAGATAACCCAAATCCCCTAAATCTGCTATACTAGCCCGAAAGAGAGTGGGGAGAGTGTCGGATTCGAAGAGCAGCACGCGACGATTTACCATAATCTCTGCAGACCCTTTTGTAAAGGGTAAATGTACACCACATGGGCCTTTGCCCCAATTCCCGAAAGGTTATGAAGAGTCAGCTAGAGCACCCTAACGCACGCTGGCGCACATATCTGGCCCATTCCTGGCCCACTAAAAAAGGAGAGCCCATGAGAGAAATGCCAGAGATTACCAAGACGAGTTATGTAACATCGCTAGACCCGAAGATCAAGGCCGCCCTGACAGAGCGGGCAATATTAAGACAGGAGTTTGACCAGAAAGAAACCCCCACTCATGCCTTCATGGTACAGCAAGACATTGGTGGGAGCTCTGCTTCACATTCAACGAGCTCCAGCATGAGCTCATCGAAAGGAGAGTTTATGAGAAGAGTGGTACAAATTTTTGTTGCAGACACACACAGGGATATTCCCCTGGAATTCGGCTTGCTTTACCAGGGGGAACCAAAGTTCACGGATCTCACCGATGATGAATTGTATTTCGAGATCGGGATGGTGGATCTATTGAACAAGCACAACATCATCAGAGCGGAAACCCTGGACAAGCAAGCGACCAAAAAATCTGGCCGAGATGTCTATCTGGAAGCAGCAAGGATACGGGATCTCAAAATGGTTGTAGTTGACATCGCCGCTTTTTAGTTGAGTTTTACGGTGTGGAATGATACACATAGACTATATAGCGGCATTCGGCGCGTGGCTAGATGCAACGAAAATATATCTGCTGATTGTTTTCTTTATTCTAGCCTACCTCTTAGCGAAACATTTAGAGGGAAAAATAAAGGAGATCGAAATGCCTAGAGGAAGAACATCAGAAAGCACAGGACAGGAGCCCCCCCACGAGAATCATTCTCACGCATTCGAAGTGGACGGCTTGGGAAGTGGTGAAACCCTGCGAGATGAAACGAATCACATTCATGTGATCGAAGGCTGGAGTATTTTGGAAGCCGGAGTAGGCAGGGGAGCCCATACCCATATTATACCGGATCAACCATTAGAATAAACGATGTGGCCCTGTGAAAGCAGCTCCTTTCTTCATGCCCCTTGCATGTGCGCCGGAAGGTAGCCAGCTTCGGCTGGCGGGTTCGGATCACCTAGCCGTGAGTAGCAGGGCCATACTTATCCTACCGAGAAGTGATGGCTGAGATTCAAAATCCTGAATACGCTGCCAGAATCGGCGCAAGATTTGGAGAAAAATTTCTGGCAGACCTTCATTCCTTGTGGACCAATCACAATATCAGATTAAATGATGTGGGCAAGAAACACGGGATCACCAGGGAATATGTGCGCCAGCTATTCAACAAAATCTATGGTGTTCCTTACACAAGACTTAAAGGGAAAAAGGATCTGGCAGATCAAAGGGCAAGAGAGGAAAAGGCAAGAAGGGAATATCAAAAAAGGATAGACCTTGAGTGGCGGGCGGATAATTTGAAGGGCTTTCAGGGCTCCCACGCCGAAGCGCAGTTAATGGTGCATGATATTTGCATAGATTTGGGATATGAAGTTGAAGTGATACTTTCCGAAAGGAAGGGAGCGAAGCCCAAGCTCTCAGTCAATGGTCATAGAGTAATCGTGGCTTGGGCCAGCAAGCCCCACATGGCTGGCAAGGGCCATTTCAAATGGCCTTACTGGAGATTCGGATCTAGCAAATCGAGATGGGAAAACTTTGACTTTGCCATTCTCTGTGCTAATAAAGATCCAGACATTCTATATTTCATTGTGCCGAAGAGCGCAATTCCTGTTGGAGCAATGGTCTTTATAAGACAGGGGAAGAGCAAGTACCATGCAGCCAGGAATAGGTATTACCCGTATCTTGGTGCATGGCACTTACTAGAAGTTTAATTACGGTGTGGGTCTGCTTGTTGCGTGATCTCGATTGTAGATGCCTTCAATCTTGATCGCCAGCGGCAGGCCCACTTTTTATCTTGGATTTGCAGCCGTCCTGTACACACCTTCATACAAGCCTACCGCTGAAGCTCCAGACATAAACCCGTACAGCCCATAGTCCACGATGTTAGGGACAGTCCAGGCCAGCTCGTTATAGGCAAGCGCAAGCATACCAAGCCCTGTGCCGATCCCAATACAGATCAGCGCCTTGTACTTGTCCGTGATGTTCACGAATTTGTAGGCAACGCCCATTATGATGGTGAGGATAACTGGCAAACCATATTGGCCAAAGGTAACTTCTTCCATTGTTATCCCCCTTATTCTATGGGCGGCATCATATCTGGCGTGACATCGGGCTCTACCGGAGTCACAGGTAGTGGCTCACCAAAATATGCTTCCGGCCTTCTGACAAGAGTATGCAGAGCATTGATGTCGTTGAGTTCGGGATTCTGCTTCTGCCATGCGGTCAAGACCGCCACGGCTGCAGGAATACCCTTCTCGACAATGAGACTTACCACGATGGATATTACTTGAGCTATCTCAATACCTGTCATTGCACTTCTCCCATTCCGTGCTCAATCAGGATGGGATTTATATAGGCAAGAAATTTGCCTAACTGTTCTCCCACCTTGAGCAGTTTAGTTTGTATGTCTCCCTCTTCGCCATCTGTCTCAGCATAAAGAGTCAGGGCTTCAACTGCGCTGTGATAGGCATCATGGTAAAAGCCGCCAAGCTCAATAGTCTTAGCTTTGACATCATCTCCCACCACACCATTGCGATGGAGACTAGCGATTCCGGTCATGCCCACATCATACGCATGACCGCCCAGGCTCAACGCCTTGTAAGAATCTGAGACTATCTTGCTTTGCTGACCTGTAGCGCATGAATTAACCAATGCGAAACAGAGCACAAAGATCGGTAGCCAAACCATCAGAAAACGTCCTGTATAAGACAGACCTTTTCTCATAACGATTCTCCTGTGTTTTAGTAAACCCACATGACAGGGTGAGGTTTGTGGCTCAACCCATCACCTAGATGGACAAAGTTATCACCGATCCCAATCCGCCTGATGCCTGCAGCAATGGCGGAAGTAATGACCTTCCATCTTGTCGAGCTATCCTTAGTGGAAATATCCACACCCTCTGCGTAGCCGTCCGCGTTTGCAAGATGCTCAGAAGTTTCCTTGCCCCCTTCATCCTTATTATGTTGCTCACATCTCGCAGCCGAATTAACGATGAAAGGGACTCTGGCTCTGCCCCTGGCATAGTCCAGCTTGTTCACAAAACTTTCTTTCATTTCCTTGAAACCACAGCCACATTTGCAGGCGAATTCTTCTGGCTTGAAATATCTAGCCATCAGTAATTTCCTCAACCATGCGCTCTGCTTTTTGGAGAGCTTCCTGCCAGAGCTCGTACCTCTTCTGGCAATCCTGCCGATCCTTGACGCATTCACGAAATAAAAAAGCACCTGATGAAATCAAGTGCCTTAGTACATCGTTGCATTGCTCTCTGAGCGATGGGGGTTTCAACCCCCCTCTCCATCATGGCGCGATGTATGGTTCTCTAGCTCAGTAACGACCTTCACCATTTCTCGCTCTATCTTGTTCATTTGAGTGGTGGATTGGGAGTGGTACGTTTCTAGCTTTGATACTGCCTGCTTCTGACCGCTTGATAAAGATGTGAAAGTTAAAGCCATAATAGCCAGGAAAACCGTAACCATTATGCCAAAGAGAGCAATGAGAGTTTTGGATTTGACTCGATCAAACACTAGATTCTCCACATCATGTATTTTTTGGTCAAATACTTCCCATTGTTTCTTATCTGTCTCCTTCAATTCAGTTATTGTAGTATCTATTCCATTAAGTTTAACCTTGCATTCTGGTGGACAGGTATCAGCCACATCTCATCTCCTTCTCTCCCCCCCGTATGTCACTTTCCCTTTTTCCAGCCGTTCAAATTTAAACTTAGGCATCACTTTTCCTCTTCGCTTAAATTCAAATCTGAATCCTGGCCCTTTGCCAATAAACTTATCACTCTGCCAGATCCAGCGGTACTTATCTCCAGCGTTATCCGCTACATTCATTTCATTAATGGCCCGCCATACTGCCATCTTCTCTTCTTCGCTGCCAGTATGATAGACACTAAACAATTCTTCAGCTACAGCATCACCATGTTTTCGAGCCATGTATTTCATAAAATTACGATCCCAAATATCAGGCTTCTCAGCCAATGCAAGAAAGTCTGCTGGTGTTAGGGGATCATCATTTATGTATTTGGTCAGAGCTTCTTTGGCATCCAAAACCTGTCGGGCATTCTCTCGCTTGACCAGCTCGCGCCTGTACTTGAGTTGTTGTTTTACACCAACATCAGTCACCTTGAGGAAGCGGCCAAAGATATTGGAGAGCACAGGAATATCCAGAAATTGTTCAAGCTCTGTTCGGATCTGATCCAAGTCGTCATGCTTGAATCGGTAAACTACATTAGCGCCATACTTATTGGCCAGCCATTTCACAAATGCTTCGTGAGTGCGTTCATCACGAGCTATGAACATGCTTTCAGGAATGGCATAGCGGCCACGAAAACCATCATAAGGATTGAAACCTGAAGCGTATTGGACTGATGAAAGGATAGCACCAATAGCAGGATTGACAGTCGGTGCTTGTCCTGCCATGTAAGCTAGGAGTTCCCTACGCATCTTGGGTTTTTCTACTTCGAGCATCTTAGTGAAGATGCCGCCGATCAAACGGTTGCTTTCATCTGTTGGAATGCGAAGGTAAATACTCTTACCTGATGGAGTGAGCCCAATAGGAACAACGATGTAGTTTGCCATGTCAAACGTGCTTACGCCCTGCATAATTCTCCTGTAGCCTTCACCTATCCAGCCAGCAGCAGCGGCAAACATTAAGAATTTTGGAAGCAGTATGTACTTGCCTTTCTTCCACCAGAATTCCAACGGCGTTGCAGTCATAGCTTCAAAATCACCACGATTACCTTCTTTATAGGCATTGAAGAACAGCTCAAAGCTATTCAAAATAGGGTGCATTCTGCCAACACGCATGAATGCCGGAGATCCACCTTTGACCATGACTTCATGCCGCAACTGATCTATTGGCATATCAGGAAAATGTTTTTGCAGATAAAGTGCTGATGCAATTTTACCAGCACGCTCACCTACACGGCCTATGTTGCCGATGAAGTTTATTGCTGTAGCAAAGGGTTGTATAACCTTGTTATTCCAATCGCGTGGTAGTATGCTCATTCTTTTCAGCCATCTTTCAAGTTCTTTATCTGTTGGAGACAATCCCCTGGCGCTTTCAATGCTGATGAGCATTTCATTTTTCAGCATAAACTCAGCGACATCATCAGGAATTCCAAAGACTGATCGCCATGCTGGTTTAACCGCCTTGGGCCATATTCTTAGAAACTTGCTAAGATTCGCTTGTGGTAACATTTGGGCAGCACGCATAGGATCACGGAAGAAAGTATTAAAGACCATAAAACCAGGATTGAGTTCTGTGAAGATTTGTCTAAAGGGATTGGCAAAAGCATTCAATGTTCTGGCGGTCCACCAGCCTTCAATCGGATTTCTATCAAAGGCTTCAGCCACAAACTTATCAACATACCATCCTACAGCCTTCCCTTCTTCAAGATAGACCAGCAAACCTAAACCAGATCCAGCCTTCGGATTTTTGATCTCCATAAATTTTCCGTTCCATTTCTTTTCGGCTGGCCGGATCGTGATGCCTTCAACTTCCGTTCCAAATGCTTCTTGATATTTGTGAAGAAAATTCGCAGTAATGCGTCCCATTCTAGCGCGGTTAGCTGCTTTAAGAATGGCAACATTTTTGAGAATGGTAGCGGTAGCAGGATTGGTAATATCTTCAAGTGTGCCAACTTTGGGAAAGATTTTGGCACTAGGAATTGCACCGAATCTTTCTTCAACGTATCTCACAACGTCCCAGGTAGCATAGACCCCCACCTTTTCTAACATCAGATCAATTACTTCTTGAGGAAAGTATTTTGTTTCTGCAACCTTCTCTATGATCTCACGGTTGAGATTGGTAAAATTATCCGAAACTCGAAGCATGGTTTCCCATTTTTCACCAGCCCAAGTTTTAGTTTCGTATTCTTTTAATTGCTCTGCAGCTCTTTCTGGTGTCCAGCCTTGAGGTTGAGCTTGTCTTGCCGCTTCCACGCTATCTTGAATTCTTATCAACTGTCGATACAAACCAAAATCATCCCAATCCAAACCTACCTCTTCGAGTGGTTGTCTCATTGTGTAATCCACTCTGGTTGCAATCCATTCAGTAGAGGAACCAGACATCAACATTTTTTCAATAGCGAAACGGGGATTCTCTTCTGCTGGTAAATCAAACCCTTGTTTCTGAAACCTTTTGACTTTTTTTATAATAGCCCAATGCTGGTCAACGATCTCACGCATGAAATGATCGAAGCGTTGTGCGGGCTTTTTGAGAGCCAGAGCATAGGCATCATCGCCCCCTCTGTAGCCCCCCTTAGTATTCTCAACTAATCGTGTATTCGTCGTGCCTGCATTGATCCGGTCCTGTATTTCATGCCAGAGTTCAGCCACTTTTGGATTCTCATCTAAATAATTAAAGAAGCCTTCATAGAAATTAGGAGCTATCCTTTTAAGCAATCCTGGTTTATTGAAAAGAACACTAATGGCATCAGCATAGAGCTCACTATTGTTGTAGCGGATAGCTGTGTATTCTGGATCTGCCATTGGATCAAAGGGCCGCCAAGTACGAGTGAGAGTTTTCAGCTCATCCATGACTTCATCAAGTTTGAACAGCCTGAGTTTTTGAATCTCTACATCAATAAGTTCTGCGTACTTTTTGGCGACAGCATCATCAGGGATCTCTGCCTTGATTTGCTTGCCAGTTTTAGTCTTTATCTTTTTGGCAAACTGCTTGAGTTGTGTATCCACAGCTCCCTTGAGAGCTTCCTTGACTATTGCTTTTTTCTCTACACCGGAGAGCTCTGCAATGAATCTCTGCATATCAGGATTTGTTAATCCTGCTTGATCCACGGCGTTCCAGATATTCAAAACATCTTGTGGCTCAATTGGCATTTCTTTCGTGATTACTTCATCAATCCATTTATCTTTGTATTCTTCTCGAATGATCTTTTCAGCTTGGCTGCGTAGCCTTCTCCTGTCAGCCGTGGTAAGCGTTTCTTTTGCTCCAGGCCATCTAGGTAAGAGATGCTTCCTGTAGATCCCTTTAAATTTTTTGATTTTGCCAAGGATATTGCCACGCTTCATTCTTCCTTCTGGATAGTAATCAACTACATGGCCTATCTCATGGGAAGTGACCATTCTTGCTAGTTCAGGATCTCTGAATATATCGGCACGAAGAAGTATCCGGCCTGTACCACCAGGGATGAATCGACCAAGCGTTCTGCCGTGTCTGTCTATATGCTTAACTACCCTTGGCACTTCCCCATCCATGAGTAGCTTCGCAAAATCAACCATCTCAGGTAAATCTATCGCGTTAGATAAATGGCCTGGGAATTGTTCCGCACCTGATGTATCAGTTCCGGCAGAAGCATAACCATACGCTCTTTCGTATGGGCCTTTTGTCTCAAGGAAGTCGGCTTCGCCATAAGCATAATCTTGGAGCTCTCCGGCATCATTGTATTTGGCCCCAAGATTTCGGAATGCCCCCACACTTTTGAATGTGCCAACATATCTGCCTTCACTTACTACAGCAATATCTCCTATGGTTTCTTGTCGTACCTTCTTTTCATGGCCGACTACTTCACCCTTCTCCATTACTGGCACGGTGTCTGTGCGCTTGATAGTCTGAGGTTTGAAGTAGAATTCTGCGTCAGGATATTTAGTCATAAAGAAACCAATATCATCTGATCTGACTGTAATCTCTGCGCCAGCCTGATTCACAATAGATGCTGTGATGTCAGGCTTTCCGGTTTCTGGATTTTTAGCAAATCGTACACTTACTCCTTTGCGCTGCTTCTTACCAACATGCACCCTGGCTTTTTCAAAATCTTGTTCGAGCCGTGCAAATGGTACTTCAGCAGCTCCAGCGATTTTGCTACCTATTGGCGGTCTATCACCTTTGTCGATTATTGATCCATTGGTCCAGAGTGGTTCTTTACCTGGGGGCGGCTTGCTTACAGGTACATAATCTAATTTTGTCGGCGCAGCCCTGGCTAACTCGCGCACTTGAGGGGCAGCCTGTACTTTTCGTGGTTTTCTAATGGCAAATTTGCCGATCTCTTTTCTCAGAGTTTTCAAGGCAGCCTGGGTATTCGGAACCATAAACTCAACACCACTAATTGACATTTCAATGGAGCCGCCTTCTTTGATTAAACCCCTTTGCATATTTTCAATCGTGCCATCAATCCATCGGAGTGTTTCATTTCGAGCTACCTTTTTATTTTTGGCTGTAGTAACAAAGACCCGTGCTGGTTCGGTGTCGATTGTTTGAGTAGGCTTTTCGCCCGTAACCTCTGGCGGCTCTGTTACTATTCTCTCTTCAGCTACTCCTGCCACACCAGGGGGGGTAGGTTCGGCTGCAGCAGGAGCCTTTGCTTTAACAGGCTTCGTGGGGCGTGCTTTAGGGGCAACGGCTTTAACGGGCTTTTTGACCGCTTCAGCAGCGACAGCGGGGGATACTTCCACTCCCTTACCTACGATCCCAAATCCACCAGGGATCTCAGCGACTTTAAGCTGCTCAACATCTATCCCAAGCCGCTTTGCTGCTTTCTGTAAATTGGCAGCAGCTCCACGCTCTGTCTTAAAAGGCGTACCACCTTTGGCAAGCAGAGGTTCAGTTGGGCCGACGACTTCCGCCGGAGCTTCTGCAACAGGCGGAGCTTCTGCAACGGGCGGCACTCCTGGCTCTGCTCCACGAGCGAAATTAAATACTGGCGCTTCGCCTGCTTCTATGGCTGCTTCGGCGGTTGCTTCGGCGGCTGCTCCGCCTACTACTTCTTCGGCTTCTGCCGCTGCTCGTGTGAAAGCTGGAGCACCTTGCTCTAAAGGAAGTCCTTCTTCTGCAGCAAACGCTTTGATTTCTGCTGCTGTTCTAGGATCATTAGGACCAGGATATTTATATCTCCTGTGAAATGCCCTAGCATTTGCTACTCGTTCCGGTGTTCCAAGAGTTTCATCAGCCATTGAGCTATTCATAGCATTTCCAACGGCATCTTCAGCGAAGAGATCAGCTATGGTTTCAGCAGCAGCTTCTTCAGCAATAAAGCCACGCTCTATAAGAAAATCTCTCAGTCTTTGTTGGATAGAAAATCTAACGCCCCTAGTAAGAAGCCTTGCGCCGCCCATACCATAATGAAGAGCTGCTAACTCTGTAGCTACACGGCCAACTTGTTCAGCCATATCTTCACTTAAACCAAGATCCTCTACAAATGGTGCTTCTGGAATAGGACCAGCGGCAAAACCTCTAAGGACAGGCCGTGCAGTTCTGCCAGCGAGATCGAGAATAGATGCTTCTCGTCGCTCTATTGCAGCCGGACCTTCTGCACTTACATCTGCTTCAGTAAATGCGCCAGGGGATCTCAGCACAGCAGCAATGGGAGCGAAGGGGGCGAAGGCAATTCCAAGTGCAACTTTTCCAGCGAAAGCCGGATCAGGGATAGCTTCTACATCTTCAAATGTAGGCTCCAAGGGGGGGGGTTCTTCAAACCTGGGGCCGATGTCAGCAAGAGCACGACCTATTGGAGCTGTCGCTTCAACAAGTCCACGGCCTGCAGCTCCAAGAGAAGGCAAGTCTGCTTCGGGGGGTAGGTCAGCAAGGCTGCCAGTATCTAAGAAGTCTGCAACACTAGGTCGTGGCTCTGGTTCCGGTGTTGGTATTGGAGCTGGCGCTAGTGTAGGTTCCGGCGTTGGTTCCGGCTCTGGCTCCGGCTCTGGAAATACTCTCTCGAATCCAATCTTCGGCTGCTTCTCTTCTTCTTCTGGTTTTGGTACTCTTTTAAATGTAAATTGAACGGGCATTTTTAGCTCCGCTGCTTCCCTGGTTGTGGCGTTGCATGATTTTCAAAACCTTGATCGTCAATCAGGACTACAATATCGCCCCTTATGACGGTCCTTTCTATGCTTCTCTCTGGATTCGCTGCAAGAAATTGGCGTTTGGCTTCAGTTATAAATTCCGTGGTAATTTCAGGTCGAGCTGCACCTTTTTTCTTGGCTGGTTCCTTCTTAGGTTGTGCAGCTTGGGCTGTGCCAGTTCCAATCGGGTCAAGACCAAATCTCTGTCGAGTCATATCAATCATCGTCTGCTTCATTAAGTCTGGTCCTTTTTCTGCAGCTCCGACCATCCTTTGTATCATTTCAGGTGTCACTTCATGGCCCATCGCCGCCATAGTAGCGACAAAGGAATCTATTTTTTCTTGTGTCGGATTTCTTTGCTGCGTCTGTGCTTTTGTGCCTGGGACTAGACCTGATTGAATGAGCTCATGGATATTTTCAATCGGCGCTGCTGGCTGATCTATTCCCTGAAATCCTTGTTCAAATCCTGGCTGGAAAGTTTCTGGAGTTGTCCCTTGCGGCGGGCCTATGATTCCCTGTGAAAGCAACTGAGTCATATCAATATCACCAGGAGCAAGCGGGCCTGCCTGTTGCGGTTGCGGCGCACTTGGAACGGTAGGCAGTTGCCCTGTGACAGCTTCAGGCATAGGCTCATCTGGTATTGCTGCTGTAGCCTGTTCAGCCATTCGACTGAAGGCAGGAAAATCATCGCTGGCAAGATCCGCTAAAGCCTTTTCACTTTTCTTCGGCAGCCTACCTTGACCTTGCAAGGCAAGAGCATTGACCGCCTGTTCATCTCTTGCCCCTGCTGCCATTGTTCTTAGACGTTCAATATGGCCAGGATCTATGCGTGCTTCGCCAGTAATTTCACTTGCTTTGACAAGTTTTCCTGTTGTTGGATCTTTTTCCATTTCTGGTGCATGAAGGATAAACTTATTGATCCTGGGAAGTTTTGCGGCAAACATGCCTTGACCTTTGCCGCGTGCCAAAGTCTGAATAAGATCCCTACGCATTTGGGCATCTTGTTCTGCGAGTCCAGATTTGCGGCGGATCTCATCCTGCCTTCGTCTTTCGACACCACGTTGGCGCATCCTTTCATCAAACGCTGCTCTTTCTTGCCTACCCTGTTCTATCGCTGCTTGATCCTCTGCCCTCATTCGTCTTTCGATAGCACGTTGTCCAGCAGCGAAAGGACTTTGTATTTTTGATCTTCCAGTTCTAAGAACAGCCATTTATCTCACCCCCCTTTATCGCTGAAATTGTCCTGGCTGGATTGCTCCTGGGAGCAAGCCCATGTTCATTGCCATCTGCAATCTGCCGCCACGCGACATGCCAGGAAACATGCGCTGCAATTGTAGATTAGACGATCCGCCAAGACCGCTTAATCCGAATTGACCACCTTGACCACCACCTTGACCACCAAAAGGAAATCCTGGTAAGCCCAATTGTCCGAGCTGTCTTTGAAATTGACGCTGTTCACCACGACCAGGAAGTTCTAGGCCCACTTCTTCTAGGAATCCAGGTGTCAAGCCTATGTGTGGAAAGAGTTGCATTTGAGCTTGCTGCTGTCTCGCTGCAACCATTTCTGCTAGGCGGCCTTGCTCAAGCTCCTTTTGCTGCGCCAAATTTTCGCGCTGCATTGTTAGCTGCTGCTCTAAAGACCTTCGCTGTTGTTCAAATCCAGCAGCCATTTGTTCGCCTGTCTGACCAGCTCGTAGTGCAGTTTGCCCTAACGATTGCCCAAGACCTTCAGTTACTTGCCTGCCAAGTTCACCAGCTCCGGCAATACCTCTTCGTCTGCGTGCTCCTGCTCCAGCCTGTCGAAGAGCTTGAGCACCTTGGCGAAAGAGTGGGCTTGCTCCGGCCAGAATCCTATCCTGAATACCTTGTGCTGAAAAATCTTGCTGATTCCCATTTGCCATTTTCTTATCCCCCCTTCACTTCTATGTATCTACCTTTTCTACCTTTAAAAATTTCTGTGTAATATGTGCAAGCAGTACACTCACTATAGAAATGTCTGCCACTTTCCTCTGATTCGCAATGCGGCAGCACCGTTCCGACCATTGTGCTAGTGCATTTCGGGCAGAAGCCGACAACTGCTTCAAGTCTAGGTGGGTCAGCTATTTGAGGTTCGCTGCGATAGAGATCATCCAATGGATCATCTGGGTCGGTTTCATCAATGCAGGGAGCTTCCCTATAAACAGCGTCCTCTTCTTCACTAATCAGCGGCAAACCAGCTCTTTCAAACTGCAGCCGCGCTCTTCTTTTTATTTGTCCGAGTTCCCTGGCTTTTGAATCTAAGAATGCCTGTATGGGATCTATCAAATCCTGGCAACATTCAAACCACTCCATAAACTGTATGACTGTGAAGAGATGTTGCGGATTAAATGATTCGCAATACTCATTCATCTTTTGCTTTTTCATATACATTCACAGTCTGGATTGGCCCAATACCAGAGCGATGTGCCAAACATTGAGCCGCCAGCGCAGGGGCCATTGGTATCACAAGTAGATGCACAGAATTGGACTGGCCCCCACACTATATTTCCAGGGTGTCCGCCCCCGCCTGGATTCCAATTATCGTAACAAGCGGAAGTACAACATGGACCGCAGAAGATCCCTGCCCCAATCCAAATTCGCCACCTTCTTTCACCGTCCTCATAAGTACAACTGCAAAACGGGCCATTGCAGAGAAAGAAACTACAGCTACCGCAAAGTCGCCAGCTACCACCATTGCCATTGATCCGCACAGTCTTTGTTGCGGATTCACCAGGACACATATCTTCTTGTTTCTGAGGGGTTGATGTATCTTCCGTGACTGTTACTGTAAAAGATCCGCAATTCTTCGCACCGACAGCAACAGTTACGCTTGAGCCATCTGGATTGACCGCGCAAGTCATTGGGCAGCCGGAATTATTGCTAACGGTACAGGTTGCACCAGGGCAAGGTGGATCTATGCTGCCGCCCCAAACCGTGCCAGGATTTGCCGTGTCAGCTCCGGTAATCACCATTTCATCTGAGCAGCAAACCGGACACTTAATTTTAAAAGTTCTGCAATCGCTACAATCTCCTGCAGCAGAGGAAACACATACGGTTACTTCCTGTCCATCGCTGAGTCCTTCAGCTTTCCATTTCATTCCAGGTGGAGTTGTATTAATTATTGTTCCTGCAGATATTGACCAAGAAAGAAAGGCATCTTCAAAACTCGCTGCTTGGCAACCAGAAACCACATGGATTGTTGTGAATTGATATGTGGTATCGCATTCTACTTCTTCAGGAACATTTGTTAGCGTTACAAAATCGCAGCCCGTTCCCTGGTCACATGGCCCAGGAATAGGAACAGGATCAGGTGGTGGCCATCCAGGTGGAGCCCACGGACCACAACAGCCAGGATTATCAAATTCATAGGGCTGGTAATTATCATCATCATCGTTACCAAACTGATAAGGCTGATCGAGTTCGCTTTGTGGCATTTCATCAGGCTGAACGTCCTGCTTCTCTTGTATCTGATGGATCTCCAGCCATTCCCTATCTTCATATATATAGGGCCGCCGCCTACTCACTACTCTTCACTCCTGTCCTCATCCCAAGTGGTACTGTATCCATAGGGTATGAAAGGATCATTCAGACTCCGATTGCGAATTCTAAATTTAGCTGTAAGTTGACCTGGATATTCTTTGAGCGTCCATTGCACATCTGCTAGAGTTTTGCCGAGAGCTGTCTGTTTCATCTTGCCTGCAGCTTGCGGCGTTTTAGATCCATCTGGATATTCATCTAGTTCAATCATGCCTTGATCCTGAGATTCCACAACGAGACTGAAGATCCTCTGCTTGAGCCCGTGATCGTACTGAGCCCACATATCTTTCGTTATCATAAAAGCGTCGATAGCCACGGCAGTTCCCGTAGCATCAACGTCTTGATCGCCATCATTCAATAAATAATGTTTGCCGGAATCATAACTCCCACCAAGAAAATAGAATCGCTTGTTAAAAGCTGAGAGCAGACTTGAGATTTCTGTCTCGTATTTATAAATTCCATAGGTGAGTGTTGGAATGTGAAGGACTATGACTTTGTTAGGCGTGGTCTGATTCGCTCCGCTATAGACAACCCAATAACCACATTCAGTTTCTAAATCATAATCTCCATAAGTTCGATCTCTATAATCTGGATTGATGTAGTCTGGATGCTCTGGATCAAAGAAACTATCTATATCTGGAGATGAGATTACCCACCATCTAATGCCGTCAAAAAACCAAATGCCTTGAAAAAACCAAGCCAAAGTAATGCGCCTTATATTCCTTGTGTCAATGACTCCGCTTTCTATGGCGATTGCAGAATGGGCAGCATCAATGCCTACCCTGGAGCTTAATTTCATTCGGCCAAACTGAGCAGGATTATCGCCTTGAAGCATCCACATCTCGCGGTCAGCCCATATTATTAGCTCATTAAAAAAAGGCATCGCAGCCCGCATGGGTCTTTCACCAAATTGGATATAGCCAGCATCAACTCCATTCCAGGTATTTGGCAAACCATCAGCCGAAAAGCGCAGCATGTTTGCTCTTCTAAGCGGAGCAATTTGCCAAGCTCTGCGCTTATGAGCAGTTACGCCGTAGCTGTAATCAATTCTTTGTGGGGATGGAATGCCTGTGATCCGATAAATTCTGGCTTCTGTAGAAAAAACACCACTCCAATCAAACCGATACCAATACCAAGGATTTATATCGCCAGCGACTATCGTGGTTTTCTCTACATCTTGATCGACCTGATCCCAACCAATAGTGCCTTTTTGTGTCCATGATTTACCGCCCGCTTCAGTTGTATCTACTAAGCCACTTACCGCCGTCCAGGTTCCATCTCTATTCCAATACTGTACCGCTGTAACGGTGACACTATTAGTCTGTGCATTGTCAACATCAGGCCAGAAGTCAACAGCATTTACCTGTCTATTGAAACCAACATAGACCTTTCCTGCATTCGGCAGAGCGCCAGCATCCAAGTAATCTGAAACTGCAGTATTTAAAATCTTGGCCCAATAATCCTCAAAGGTTACATCATCGGCAGTTACATAAGCTCCAGCAGGATTTGTTATCTCCCCATCCCACACATCAAAAACTTCATTCCACTCAGTTTCTATTTGGATAGCCGATATGTCACAGCTTGCATCAAGTACATTGTTCCAGGTGAGATAAGCAACGAAACCGCCCTGTCCATCAATGATAGTCTGCTGCTCATTGCCAGTTAGAGTCCAGGTAATATCTCCTGATACAGAAAGGGAACGTCCGGTAACACTCGTGCCATCAGAGAGCCCCCCTGCTGCCGTGTAGCCCCCTGATTGATAACTGAAAACTGAAAGAACGGCTCCGGCAGAATTTGAATTTCCAACAGTCACAGTAACTTTATTGAATGGCTGATCTGACATTATGTAAATGCGATCTGCCGTGGGAAAACTATTCATAACTAAAATGGTCGTGGAACGGCCATCAGTCATTTCATCCCAATAATCAATGTATTGATCGGCTGAATCATCCCATTTCCAAACACCTGTAGGTAGATGAGATTCGCCACGCCAGATAAGAAACTCTTTATTATTCGCAACCAAGACAGCATCGCCTACTTGAGCAAACTGCGCTGGAACACCACCATCTGTTAAGGTGTATTCATCCACCCAAGTAACTCCAGTAGCAGGCGGGAGAGCTGATGCCCGTCTAATGCGATCACCGTTCACAGAATCATCTGTATGAGCAAGAATATAATCGCCATCGACATTGAGCTGCGTAAACTGAAACATGCTCTTGAATTCAAGATTGGCTGCTATTGGAGTTGTGGTTAGCTCACTCTGGCCTTTACGCTGTCGCCACTCATACCCAGGCAGCATATTTTGAACATCTGAGAGCTGGTCATTCTCAATTAAAAATGCAGAGATCCCTTTAACTAACTTGCCAAACTTATTTCTGAATTGTCCCGTTGTTCGCTTTATCACCAGCCGCCCCCCCCATCTATGAATGCTGTTTCATCATAGAGATCCCATCTGAGCTCTTGCCGATAACTTCTAGGCTCATCGCTCCTGGTTGACAAGACATCATCTATTTCCATGAGAAGATCCTGCCTGATCCGCGCTACCATATCGTTATCTCTCATCTGTCCGGCCAAGATCCTTGCAGACAAAAGTATATGCAGGCGCTCATACAAGATGTCTAACTCGCTAGTATCTGTATCTGCAGAAAGATCCGCTGGCCATCCCTCATAGATCAGGTGAAGATTGTTCGTGACATTGCTGGTTATATTTGGCCAGAGCCATATCTTGTCGCTATTGGTCCAGGTGCTTACGATTAATGGATCTCCGGTAGAGGAAGCAGCCCTGAAGAGCTCTTGAATGTATTGTTTGCCCAAGCCCAGGCGATGAGTACCATTCCAGTAATATGCAGCTTCAAGAGTTTTGAGATCGGTAGGTAGATTCTGGCCAACATTGAAATTGTTGACGCTATATCCATCGGGCGAGTTGACTTGGCAAGTAGCTCCGCTGGTGTTTCCCGTAAGGACTTCGTTATCATCGAACAGCGCAGTAGTATCCAAGTCTCCGGCAGCATCTCTAAAATCTTCGACAACAAAGAAGTCTGATGTTTCTACTTCAACGACAGCTGTATAGCCATTGTTGCTACCTGTTAGCGTTTCATTAACAACAAAGGTTCCTGAGATATTATCAATGCCAAATTTGGTTTGCTGTTTGATGTCTTGAAAGAGATCGGTTTTCTGAACACCGCCAAATTTTCTTGCTACCTGGAGCTGTGCCTGATTGATCGCATCCAAAACTTCTGCGTTAGTAAACCGTGTTCCATCGAGCCCTTTCTGAGCATGGCGATCATAGAGCTGGACAACATCACCATCGTCGTAATCATTGTCATTCCCACCATCAATCGAATCCACTTCCAGCCTGTCGTCAGTAGCCATGCCATCCGTGATAGCTCTTATCGTTGCGAGAGATCCGCCATCGGTGACGTTGTAAATTACATCTCCCACGACGATTCCGAGATCATCAAAATTCTCAGACGAATCCAAAAAGTAACTCGTCAGTCCATCACCGCCGTCATGCTGAAAGGTGGTGCTCGAATCAGGTTTCCGCAAAGGAGCCGGATCGTCGATCTCTTGGCGAACATACTTCCTCAAAAGACTAAGAGTTGCGCCCATTGATCTTTCCTTTATATAGAAAGGGGCGGCTTCCGCCGCCCTCTATCTGTTAGTATCCAATGGCGAAAAGCATCTGCATTTGCGTACTGCCGATGCCTGCGCTCAAGGTAAGCTCTGTCGCTGAAGTGACAGTCAGACCAAGAGCTGCGCCATCATCAATGTCTTGCAGCCACGCGGCTATGATTCTGTGCATACCAATGTCAGTATTGGTAATGCTGGTAGTCGAACCATCGCCAGTTACTTCGGTGATCGTGAAACGCATGTCGCCCATGTTGGTCATTTTTTGTATGTCATAAGTATTGGCCATTTGGTTTCTCCCGTTACCCTTTGTTTAGGGTACAAACACACCACAGGCATGGTGAGTGTATATTTCCATGTCTAAGAAAAAGGGGGAGCCAAAGACTCCCCCACCTGTTTTTCTTCACCCGTTTTTGTTGACTACTTCTAGGCAGCTAGACGCAGAAAGACCGCGCCATACTCGCCAGCTCCGGTAAGCAGCATCACAGTACCGACCATCGGAAACAGAAACGCTGCCTGTGCAGCCACAGATCCAGCCGCAGTACCAGCATTAACCAGCGTACCAGCGGCGATTGCTCCATCCGACAGTACGTTGGCAGGCCCGAATGTCTGGTTCCAGAAGTAGTAATCTTCCGTCACATCAATCAAGGGAACACCTGAAGGAATGTTCTCTTCAACTGCAGATTCGATTACCTCATCATAGGGACTCTTGATGAGATCCGCTTCACTCGTCGTAGCGGTAAGTGCAACAGTAAGCGGATCATACAGGGTAATCTCCACAGGGGCGGCAATTCCAGCAGCCGGATGCTTTTTGATCTTTCGCATCTGGCCTTCCCCTGGACCATCACGGAATGACAGGAAACCTTCAGCATATTGATTCGCTGTCACAACAGCCGTTGCGGGAGTGACGGTAACGACCTTCTCAAAAACCGCAACATCGGCAAGAACGGGATTATCTTCATGGCCTGCGATTGCAAGGGCAGCCATGTTGAGCTTGCCAGCGGATAGGGCAACTGCTCCAGCTTTGGCATAGTAAAACACCCTGCCATCAGCCAATTGCATCCGTGTTCCAATCGAATGCTTGATGTCAGCCGATGCTTCAAAGATGCCTTGCTGAATGGTTAGTCCAGTTGTGCTTTCAAAACCATATTTACTTCCTGCACTCATTAGCTTTCTCCTAGACGTTGGGGCGGTTCGCGCCGCCCCACTCCGCCAGATAGTTGTTTACTCCAAGTTACTGTGCTTCCGATGGCTGTTTCTCCTGGTACAAATCATGTTGCCTTTCCACAGGATTTGCATGGACTTGGTAGCCTGATTGGTCGGAACCTTCCAGGCCGTCCTTACAAACATGCCGCTTGTATGCACAGCGAAACCCCAATGCCGATCATTGAGCGCATAGGCAGTTCCAGAGGGGCATTTACCATCGCTGAATATCTCAGCCTGATCCAGCATGAAAACACCATCAAAGCCAGCCTTTGCAGCCCTAGACGACACAAAGCGTTGCTGTGTCTGGAGCTGATTAAGCCAGCTATCAAGCAAAGCATCAGTTGTTACGATGAGGTTTGGCTTGTCCATCATCGCATCACCGACTTTGGCATCGGTACGCATGGTACGCAGGACCGCTGAAGTAATCGGTTCAGCAGTAGTGGTGACACCAGCCGACCATCGCGCCATGTCGTCTTGCGTCAAAGCACCATACGGAGTTGAGGTCGTGGTGTTGAAGAGAGCTTCCAGGCCATCGACATCTTTGCCGGAATTCCCTGTACCATCTGAGTACAGTTGATCGGCTAGATCCCAACGGATTGTCTCTTGGGCGTTCTCCAACTTCGTTATGACCATATCCACTTCCTCTTCCGGTCCCGCATTTTCGAGCTCTTCTGTCCAAATGATCGTCACGTTGACATATTGGTGTCGCCAGTCGAAGAGCGCGGAGTTGATGATGTCCTTGCGGGCAATATCAAACTGATCCGCACCGTCGAATGATCCACCTGTCAGACGGTCATAAGTCAGAGGAACCTTAATCTGCCTACCACCTTTCGGACGGTATTTAGGCGATTTCATGGCTCGATAGATGAGCCCATTCGACAGGAAATACTGATCGAATGCCTTACCGCCATCGGTGATGAAGTGAAATCTGGTGACAGATTCGAGTTCACTTCTGGTTAAGGCCATTTTTTATCTCCTTACAGCCTTTCGCGTAATCGCTTTAGGCGTTCAGTCAAGACGGCACGCTTACCACCATGTTTCGCTGTGTCTTGCAATTCAGGATCAATGGCAGTATTGGCCCCTGCTTCTGGTCCAGTAGCAGAGCTACCATCTAAAACTGTAGCTCCCTGCTTGGCCTGAATTGATGCAAGGGTTTTTTTGCGCTCATCTTCACGGATTTGTGTTTCTCTTGCTTCCATTGCCGATTGATCTGTGTCTTGGCTGCTAGATGATTTGAGTGAGTGATAGGCTGAAATGGCATTGTGGATAGGGTTGCGCTCGATGAACATTGCGATCTGCCCTGTCTCAACCAAATCCATAAAGTCAGGGTTTTCTTCCGCAAATGATTCGAGCCCTTGCGCTACAGCAGATTCTTGAGCCTGATATGCTGCTTCTTGTCTGAATTCCTGCATGGCTTCTGCTTTGGTTCTAGCACCAAAACTCTGCAAAAAGCCTTTCGGATCGTTCCGAAACTCGTCGTAAATTTCGGTATCCGACATTGACAGGACTTCATCAAAGGGCAATCTCTCAAGCCCAGGATCAGGGTGAGCTTGAGCAGGCTGTTGAAATGCTGTCGCTGCTTGCATGTACCTATCGTACTGTTCAATGCTCTTTGCCTGTTGCTCTACAGTCGCGCCGCTTTCTTCAAGGTCTGTCTTGAGCTTGTCCCTTTCGGCAAGTAACTCTTGCCATCTAGGATGCTCGTGAAACGGCGGGACTTCCTCTTCCTCATCTGCAACTTGCTCGTCTGATGTCAGATCCCCTTCTTCATCTTCTGCTTCTTCCGCTTTTAGCGCCGCGTCCGGCGAATCTTCTTCTAGGTGATCGTAATCATCCAGATCGAGATCGTGGGTTCCGGCATCGTCGGCAGACGTTCCGACACCAGCATCGGCATCATCTTCGCGCTGGTCTTTAGCGTCTAGCTCATCATTGTGTTCCATTGTTCATTCCTTTCTTTGGACACAAAAAAACCGCTAGTCCAATGGAGTAGCGGCGTGTCGTTAGATATGGGTTAATGTTTAAGGTGCAGCGGCCAATTTCTCAGCAGCTTCCTTGCGCTTGCTTTTTTCGGCACGCGCAAATATAGCTTTTTCCATTTCTGATTGAATGTGTCTAGTTGAGAAACCAGCAGCTTTCAACACATCTTCTTGGCGCTGTAAGCCTGTGCTCGTGATCTGCTTTGTCTTTGGCTTCGGCTTCTTTTTCTTTCGGATTGGCAGCGTCTTGGGTATAGCGGCAATAGCTTTTTTCGTCGGCATTACTTTTTACCCCCTTTCTTTTTCTTCTCCATAAAGTCTTTGATCTGTTTATCTGTGAAGCCAGCAGCCTTCAAAACATCACGCTGCGTGGAGTCAGGACCAACTTCTGTCTTAACTCTTTCTTTAAATGCTGCTTCAGCTACTCCCGTTCCCAAGCCAACACGACTAAGCAAGGGAGTATCTGTGCGCTGTTGAGGGACAGCTTTTTTTGTAACGACCTTTTTTCTAGTCGTGGCTGCCACTTCAGGATTGCCATATTTTTCTGGCATTATTTCTTACCCCCTTTCTTACCCTGCTTCTTTTTCCAACTGTCATACATGCCGAAACATTGACCAGAGACTATGCGATTATCACGCTCGTCACCTTCATGGCGCAACGTGCTAATGCAGCGACTCACAAAACTCTGTCTGCTTTCACCCTTTTTTGGTGTAGGCATGGCAGCCCCCTAGAATCTCTCCAGGTACTCTTTCTTGAGCTCCTGTACTTTTGGATCTGGATCTGAATACTCTCGCTCAATGTGAGCGCGGGCCTGCTCTCTTGTTTCAATGTGTCCCTGGTATTCCGGCTCATTGAGATAGCCATTAACTGATCGAATCCATGCTGCATCGGATCTTTTAACTCCGCCGTGGCCGATACTGATTAGCCTACGCATGGGCTCCATACAGACTTTGCAGCGCGGCTGCTCATCTATGCCCGTATGCAGCTCTACTTCGACCATGCAATTCGTACATTCATAATCATAGAGTGGCATTAAAATTCTCCCCCACCAGCGCCGCCGCCTTGTGGCGCGGGTAGTCCTTGAGCTCCTTGTTGAGCCTGTTCACCTTGAAATTCTTTTACCTGTTGCAATAATGCGTTGTAGGTGCTTTCATCCATCTGAGATACTTCCTGTACTGTTTGAATCACTCGCGGATCTACCGCCAAGCCTTGCATTCTTTCAATGAGTGGACCAGCCACACCCATCTCCATCTTCGATGCAATCTCAGCACGATCTGGCCATTCCAGAGCTTCAAGTAATTCCCGTATTCCTATAGCTTGAGCAGTAAACAACTCCAAGGCTTCTTCTCTTTGTTGCAGCCGAGACATCGGCATGGTTGAGCCGCTTACTACCTGGAAGTGAATTGGCTCAATAGATTCAGCCCCCACAATGCTACCTTGAGTTGGCACACCCTTTTCTATTAGGAAAAAGAAACGCTCTTCGGTGTACCAATTTTGCACATGAGAGATATACATTCTGCCGCGATCTCGAACCATACGGCCATAGCTTCTGATTTTTCCTCTAACCATAGTTTGAGTATTTTCTAAGAGAGCAGCCACGGTCTTAAAGGCAAGCCGACCTTTCATTACCTGGGGATCTGTGAGATCAAAGGTTCCGGCAATCTTATCAAAGAGCTCACGATATACACCTAAGATGAGCTGAATATCATTTTGAACAGGTGGACTTTCCATGAAGCGAATAGCCTTGGCAACTACACTATTCTTCGGATTAACAATACGAGCTGCATTACTGAAATCAGAATTGGGTATCATTGAATCTTTCGGGTTAATCAATGGAGATCGAGCCATACGATCTTTCATGTAATTTAATTGACTCATGCACTTATCTATTTCAATGTTAATTTGCTCTAACTGTTCTATCGCAGAATAACCCCACGGACTTACCGGATCTTTAGTTGAAGGTGTCAGCGTAAAAGGGAATCTATTATAGAGAAAGGTTTGAGCTAATTTCTCCTTGGGTAAGGTAGGATTGATGCTAGGATTTGGCCTGTCATTCAGTACAACATCGCCGCCATTGCACGTTGTAACCACTCTGACAAAGCCTGGGTACTTAGGGACTTTATCAAGTATGGGCGGCTCTGTGATTTCAAATTGGCCAGTTGATAAATCCAACTCAGCTATGCCTTCATTCATCTGTTCTTTGACTAGCGTGTAGTCTTTAACCCATAGCTCTAGGATCAATACCTCATCACCACGGCCCATGACGCTCAAGATCGCTGGATTACCTTTTAGAAAAGCATGGTCACGAGCAAAATCACCATAGCTGCCACGCGGTAATTGTTTGGAAGATCCGCCGTGGATCTCTCGCCTTAATTCTCCGAGTTGTTTTTTCCATTCAGAATCAGGCTTGATGAGCTTTTTCATGGACGGCCATTTACGGCGGGCTTGATTCACAGGCATTGTGTAGAAATGCAGAGCCGCTTCCCACTTCTCAGCCTTCTTCTCATTGAGCGGCCAAAAGCCAAAGTTATGCGGATCTACAACAATTGTCTCGACTTCGCCCAGGCCATTATTCAGCGATGGATTAAATATAACTTTCTCAATGGTGGTCCCGTGGACTTCGGCCATTTTGACACTATCAGCGAATACACTTTGTTGCTCAGTTTCATTCCACCAAAAGCGTGCTGTTGAATGTAGTCTATCAGCGACTTCATCATTTTCGCCAACTACATCAAATGTCGGATTGTTATCTGTAAGAATATTGGTCGTGCGTTCAACGTGGGTATTTATAAGGCTGATAGAAGCCAGCGGTATGGGAGCAGATTGACCAGAGCGCCAATGATGATTCCTATACATTTCGTAATTACGGAACCATTTTTGTGGCAGCCGCTTTCTATCCTTGTCTCTGATAACAGCTTCAAGGATTGCAAAGGCAGTATGGCCAACTTCCTCATCTCCCTCTGGCGGTAGGAGAGAATTGACTTCTTGTGCTTCCTTCTCAGTCAAATCTGGCATGGCCTGTTTTTTGAGCTTCAGATTTTCAGCCATTTTAATTAGCTCCTATTTTTTGTAAAGCCATCGTAGGTGACAGCCCGCATGAGCATACTTATTACCGCTTTTATGGTTTACGATGGCTTCGTTGCCACAACCACAAGGGCAAATTTCTTTTTCAATCTTTGGCTCTGGCTTCTTTTCAACCTTGATTGTCTCAACTGATCTATGGATACAGAGCTCATCAGCTTCCAATTCCTTACCAGGAATATGAGGTACGAAAAGATGGAGATCCCCAGGATCTTCGGTAACAGAATGCGGGCAAATAAGATTCATTCCCGTGGCATTTGGCTCCGGCATCTCCCAACTTTCACAGCCTATTCTTGGCTCGAACATGCTGCCCTTGAGTGGTAGGTCCAGCTCACCTATGCGGGCGTTAGCAATCCATTGTCGGCACTTGGCACAGGCTACTTGGATTACTCTTCTGTCCTCTTGATAATTCTCAATCTGATCTAGCATATTCATTTACAATCCCTCATACGGTCTTGCTCTTTTCATTTCTTCCAATTCATCATCCGAATAACCGCCTTCTTCTGGTGAAAGCAGAGCCTTTTCAAAGACATCTTCTTCAGGCGGTTTCTCATCAGGCTTAAAGACTGTAAAGCCTGCCAGCGGATCTTCGCCCTGTGTCTTTCTGCCTAAGACAAATCCAAAAAAAATGAGGATAATCGCTGTGATTATCCCCACTCCGAAAATGATTCCCGCTTGGAGAATCTGACTAGCTACCATAAATCATCACCATAATTCTCATCCAGAAAGATCATCCCATCTTGATCTGCAATCCGATCTTCTTTCATCGCCTTTGCAGCGAATTTTTGCCAAGGATCTTCATCTTGTGGCGGCTTCTCAGTATGCTCGATCCATTTCTGCTGCCATGACTTTGGAGCTGTCTTTTTAATCTCTGGATAATAGTCAGCGAAAGCCAACATGAGTGCTTCAGCGCGATCCGGCGATTTGATGCCTTCCTTCTTCATGCGCTGCTTACTCCAAATCTGGACTCTTCCTCTTGAATCGAGCTCATACTTTAGAGATGCCAGCTCACGAATAAGAATCTTGTCATTTGGGATGCTTATCGTACCGCCTTCAAAATATTCCCTGAGTTGCCAGTACAGCTCTGATCGCTTGTTGGCATAGAGTGTGGGATCGCTGGTAGCTTCGCGCACATCAATTCCCATGACATCTAAACCTTGCTCCATCAGGCGCTCGTACACACCGATACCCACACCACAAACATCAATCCTGATGAGCTCCGGCGGAATGGGCTGTCTCTTTTGACCATGAAAGTTTCTAGTTTCAACTCCCCTGCGTGTTAGGCCGGAGATCCGGCCAGCCGCTTTCATGCTTTCTTCTTTTTCATAAGCCACAAGGCCGATCACGCGCACACCTTTAAGGAAGCAAAAGACGGTATCATTATCGCCGCCTGCAGCTATATCAACGCCGACTGAATCAACGGCTCTATGTGAGAGCGGCCTGATGTATTCAATGTCTCGATCCACAGCCGCCTGTATCCAAGGTAGCGGAATTACTGTCGAATCATCCTCAATCGGAAATTCACCCAAGCAATGCACACGGTAAAAATTAGATGTCTTGCCGCCAGGACGATCAGCCATATTCTCTAGCCAAACCTTGTTTCGCCCGACGAGCTTTGATTCTTCACTAGAAAAATGAAATGTTTTCCACGGCTTGTCAGCATATTCGTGATGAGTAGAATGAAAGAAGCCATACGTCCTGGTCGGGTTGCCCACCAGGAGCGCCTTGTTGCCAAGATCAGTCATGGCCCCTTCCATGACATCAAAGATTTCATCCGGCACACCGCTGGCTTCATCAACAATGAACATCATATTCTTCTCGTGAAAACCCTGAAAACTCTCTGAAGCCTCTTTCCGTGCGGTTCTAGCGACGCTGAACCATGTAGCTTTGTGCTCTTTGTTGAAGATCCTGTCAGTCGTTAGCTCAAACTGTTCAGCAAAGTAAGGTTCCATTTGGCGATGCTGTTTATTCAGCTCCGCCCACAGAACATCGCGCAATTGATTTTCAGTAGGTGCTGTACAGGGAATGCGGCAATGTGGCCGCGTAACCATGTACCACCAGATCACCATTGAGAGCCCTGTCGTCTTGCCAATACCACGACCTGATCGCGCAGAGACATGATCGCTCTCAGAGATCGCCGTGAGAAATTGAATCTGCTCATCCATAGGCTCGATGCCAATTACTTCTCTGGCGAAGAGCACGGGATCATTGACATAGGGCTCAATCTTGATCTCATACAATAAATCAGGATTTCTTTTTTCCAGAACCGCGTCGATCAGGGATAGCTCTAATTGGTCGATCCTTGCTATCTCTGACGGTAATAGCGTTTCTTCTGGCGATAAGCTCTTCAATAGTTTTTTCCTCAACACCTTGGACTAAGACCAAAACTTTATGATCGACTTCGCCCTCAGTCTTAACGTGCTGCTGCTTGGGCTCTTTGCGCTTGATGATCTCATTGATGATGTGGTGGATCATCGCTCTGTCGCGCAGCTCAACCGCTTCCGCAAGTAAAACTCTCATTAGATCCCAGGAGTTTTTTAGAAGCTCCTTACTGATCTCTTGGCCTGTCAACTCGCGTAGATGTGTGGCAATGCGATCAAAGTCAACCGCACTTTTATCGGCTACTTGTTTGAGCCGGATCTGATCTATGAGATGATTTTCGAGATTGAAGGCTGAGAGTGCTGCAGATTGTTTATCTTTTTGAGTCCGCTTTGGTTTGGCCATTAAAGATTGCCTATGTGATAGATTACTAAGGCTGCAGCATTGTAACTGCCCTCAGATACGTCTATACAGGGCCGGATAGGTTTGCCTTGAAAATCTTTACGCCTACCGCTATCTTCAAAGGTTGCAGCGACACAATCTTTAGAGAAGATTATCGGCCCTGTCAGGCTCCCTTCTCTGATAACGCATTTATCCGTTCCGGCTGCAGGCACAAAATCAATGCTGATAATCGGAACGCCTGCCGCTGCTTGTTCCGGCCATAGATCACTAGCTAAAACATCTGTATCTATGCCACTCAGGGTAAGGAAACTGCCCCCTCTGGTAACTGTGTTAGCCATGATTGATCTCCTTCAGTTAAAAGGTTGCGAAAGCGGTTGAGTATTGAGTTAATTGCATTATGTGTTCTTCCCTGGCCCCTGGAACTGATCTCTTCATCGTGCCAGTATCTTTCCATTGTTGGCACTAGATCCTGCAGCCAGCCCTTATCCCACCACTTGCCATGAATCATGTAGATTTGTTCTTCTGTACCGGAAAGCAGCAGATCCCCTTTTTCCATAACTGCAGTTTCCGGCTTCATCTGCCAATGATGAATTCCGGTGAACATATAGGGCGGCATACAGATCATCTTCTTGTACTTGCCCATCTTGATTCCCAAGAGATTCAAGTAAAGAAAATCATCCCAAGCATCTATCCGCCTGGACTTATAAAGAGCATCAAACCAATCAAGGTTACGAGTATCAAGAAAAATAGGCACAGTAGTATGGATCTGAGGATAGGGCCATTCATCTTGATCCAGGTAGCAATCATATTGTTCCTGATACTTTTTATTGAAATTGATAATCATGCCGTTGCTGCCAGTAACAATCAGCCCCTTACTGCCAGCCAGAAAGAAAACATCTACATTTGCTTCCAGAAACATATCGGCATCGAGCAGGCAGATCGCATCATACTCATGGCCGATTTCCACAGCTACGCGAAATCGCTCAATAGCTGTCTGATGGGTCTGATTTTCACCCTCTGTTTCAATAACCCTTATCGTGTACGAATATGCCTTGAGTGATTCAAGAAACCATTCCGGCATACGAAATGAAATCAGGATAACGTCATGCTCATTGTCAAGTCGTTTCAGACTATTGAACATTGCCACAAGGCCAGGAATATAATTCGCGCTGGCCGCCACGATGAAGGCATACTTAGAGCCCATGAATGATCTCCGCTATTCGCTTTGCCGCCTGACCATCCTGACCATGTTCAAAAGGATACTTGGGCCATTCATGGCTCACAGCTCCAGCTATCTTTTCCTTGTCGTGTCCAGCCAAGAACACATAGCCGTATCGTTCATATTGTGGGAATTCTGTTTTGTCCCTCAGTAAAACACACGGCTTGCCAAGCCAAACAGCTTCACGCTGAATGCCGCCGGAGTCTGTAAAGATCATATCAGCGCCGAGCTGCAGGCTTAACATTGTGAGATAATCAACTGGCCCCATGAATTCGATATTTTTATATTTCTTTTCCAGCTTGATTCGTGGATGCTTTGGGAACAGGACTTTCTGGCTGAGTGCATTCAGCCCATCAAGGATCTCATCAAGATGATGATTCGTGTTCTCTTCCCTGTGTACTGTCGCCAGGAAGTAATCGCCCAACATCGGGACCGCTTTTTCTATGAAGCAGAGCATCGAATCATAAAGGAGATCCCCGACCACATGAATCTTACCAAGACACCGTTCACTTATAAGCTGAAATTTATCCTTATGGCCGATACAGAAATTCACCTGGGCTATATGATCGACCAGCTTACGGTTTCTTTCTTCCGGCATACTCATGTCGAAGCATCTCAATCCAGCTTCAATATGAATAACCGGAATCTTGAGTAGGTCTGCAGCCAGAGCGCCGCCCAATGTTGAATTGCAATCTCCTATAACAATTACATAATCAGGTTTTTGTCGGATAAGAATAGAGCCGATCTGGTCAATCAGTCGGCTCATCATAATCGTGGGATCATAGCTTGCACAGGAGAGTACATAATCAGGCTCTCTCAGCTTCAAGCCATCCCATATTTTCTTTGACAGGCCATAACCATAATGCTGGCCTGTGTGGATCAACACATCATCAAGATCCAGCGCAGCCGCCTTGATGAATTGTGGTCTAGTGCCAACAATGGTAACTATTGTTTTCCGTCCCACTCGTCCACGCCTTCAGTCCAGACAACTCGACAATCTCTGTTGAAGAAATTCCACATCTGATTGAAGATCAAATGGTTGTGCATACAGTTGGGATTGTCTGGAGCCAGGTATCTTTTGCACACACCAGCGATCCAATATTTCCTATGAAATGAATTCATGCGCTGCTCGTTGTAGAATATCTTGTCTCCATCCCTGACAACTTTCCCTTGAGAGCTGAGATTGAAAACCCACAGGTTGCCAGGAACAACATTGACCTTCTGATCCCAATCGCGCAGGGAATAGTTGAGTCCATCCATCCAGCTCAATCTGCAATCGTCCCTTTCCTGATACTCAAAATTTGTGGCCAGAAGCCCCCTATGGCTTGGGGTAAAAATAGCTGGTATATCAGCGTAAGGGACCATCCAGGTATGCACATAAGGATGCTCTCCCTTTGGAGTCATTCGTGAATAATCAGCGCAACCTTGTTCATTAGTGGACAGCACAGGGTTATGAGTCTTTACGGCAACATCGAACCAATGTGTGTAGTCATTCAAGGGACACACATCAGCTCCGCTTATCTGTACTGCGTCATAATCATTGAGCAATTCAATCGCACGATTGGGCGGAGCGTATCTGCAATACCATCCTGCATTCATTGAATGGGGCCAGAAACTAGGCTCCAGGGCTTCAAAGGTCACTTTGGGCCATTGATCTTTGTAATCCTGGGGGAGATCAAAATTGACCATGATTACATAAGGATCAATGTGGCCCATCCCATAGTGTTCTAAAGCATTCAGGAGCCCGTTTGTTCCTGGCATGTATCCAGCCGTAGTGCTAAAAACTATAGCGTATCGAGCCATTCTTTCACCGTTCCATTCTCATAGTGATCCACATGAGCTGCAGCAATATCCAGGTGCTTCACATAATCCGTGACCGCGTGATTCCGTTCCAAGTAAAACGTCCTTGTAGGCATGATTGATAGAGCAGTAACAAAAGGGCCAGAAGCGATGCCGACAAAGGCGAAAGAATTTTGTATAAGCCCAATGAGATTATTGAGATTAGCATCACAGTACCGTACATGACGATCAACGAAGCCATACCGAGTGTTAATAGGATTGTGAAACAAATGCCTAAAATGGGCTTCAATAGGGATTTTGCCAGCATCTAAACACTCCTGCCAGATTTGCCGTGCTACCTCTTCTGGACAATTCACAGAATTAGGTAATGCTGTGCCTTGAAAATGCAACGATACAAATGGTGAATCAACTTTTGGAAGCGGCGCAATTTCGGAAAAAGGTTCAATTCCTAGCTCATCTATGCAGCATTTCTGCGCCTTAGTGAGTCCAGATCCCTCTGCCATAGGAAAATCAAGATGGAAAACATAGTCGTGATCCGGTCCTTCTTTGTCAGGAAATGATTCAAAGATACATTCCTGACCACATTCAAGATAGAGATCGAAATTAGTTTGTGGGTAGAGATCCTGCAGCCGCCAGAAGATCGGCATGAACATTAGCGTGTCGCCCCATCCGTGGCCGAATCGAATCAGGACACGCTGCCCTGGTTCAAGATACTCAACCAGCTTCTTCTCTAGGTACTCTCCAATCAAAGTTTAGCTTTCCCCCTTCGTAGTACATTTTCACAGAGTCAGCGATCATATAGGGCTTAATCATGGTGAAACATTTCGGAGATCCATTCTCCATCGTCAGACATTTAGTGTGGCCGCCGCCGCGCCAACAGCCATCCCACTCACAGCATTCAAGACAGCCGTTTGTGTAGAGATAGCGCCCATGAGGATAGAGATGCCAGCGCACACCTTCTTTGCCTGCTGCCACACAAACATAAGGTTTCTGGAGTGCTGCAGCCATCACGAATTGAAAGCTGATTGGCCCTATTGTTCCCTCAGACCAATGGCATAATCTTATGAGTTGCCGGAGATCCGTTTTGCCTACAAGCGAAAGAACGCCCGTGAGCTCTGGATGATTGTGGGATTCATGGCCGATCTGAACGATTTTTATTCGGTTGTCAAAGAACCTTGTGAGAATATCGACGACTTCCTGCCAGCGATGATATTGCTTCAAGGCATTGTCTGGTTTAGATCCAGCATTCAAGAGCCAGAATTTGTCTCGCCAGCCGAACTCAACTTCAGCCTGATTTATCCAGCTTTTCTCATCATCACTTATCCATAATTCAGGCAAGATCCCTGATGATTGGATCTTGAGATCGAGCTTCTTTTCAATATCCATCCTGAAACCATCGCTGAAGTGAACTCCTGTAACACCGCTTTGATGAATGGCATCATAGCCAATATCGAACTGTTCTACCTCTTCATCATTTTCATCTAGCGGGTGAAGCCAGGGATTATTTTCCCATATCTCAGCGCAGGGACTTCTTACATCGACCAAAAAATCAGGATAAGAATGACAAAGATCAGCGACACCCCTAGTCATTGTCAAGACATCGCCAGGGCTTTGTCCGTTTCTAAGAATTATTTTCCTCATCTAATTCCAGGGTTTCGGGAAGAACCTCTTTAGAAAGGTGTTCAAGGCTTATCATAATATCTTCCCGTGGGAAGTTGTGAGTTAAGTAATAATGCTGAATAGTTTCCTCTTCGTCCATGTAGCTAATTGTGATGAACATCTTGCCAGCGGCAAGAGCTCTTTGGAGCTGCTTTCTCATCTCAATGAAATCTAGCATTGGGATCTCCCAAAAAGAAAGGTGGTAACATCTTTGCGTGGGGGGCATTCAACATCATCTTTAGCCAATGGAGTGAAGCCAAATTTATCAAAGAGCGCAACCAGGGATTCTTGAGTGAAATAATGCAAATGTTCCCCTGGTTTGAAATGCTTCCACATCTTCAAGCCATCTTCCGGCACAATCGGGACTGTACAAGCGACATGCTTGGAGAGCGCCAGGATCGGCTCGATCTCCTTGAAGTCCCTAATATGCTCCAGAACGTCCCAAAAACAGATAACGTCATAGCTAACTATGTCGATCCCTGTTTGTGGATATAGGCCCAAATCATAGCTCCAGACGGTCACTCCTGGGGGCCGCCATGCTCGAAACCAGCCGACACCAGATCCATAATCCAGCACGTTACTGAGCTGCTGAATGTGATCGCTCAAAAACAACCAGCGCCTTTTGCTGATCTCTTCAGCCGTGGCGCTGTGAATCCTCAGTAAATTTTCGTAATAATTTAGATCGTACATATCTCGATTCTAACGGCGGCATTCCGCATTGCAACTCCTAAGTCGAAGTTGAAGAACTGGACGAACTCGAAGATGGAGCAAAAATAAGCTCAACTTCCATTTCGGAAAGTCGATCAGCGTTAGCTGCATCCTCAAATGCAATGAACATTTCCAGATTTTGAACCTCTATCCAAGTCAACTGTGCATCATGCTCTACAGTATAAGTAGCCCAACTCGTAGTAGGATTGATATTGGTATCGCCTGGATCTATGGGTGAACCATAGGTACGCAACTGTACGTCCACATCGCCACTACCAGAATCGGCCTTGAGTCGCCAATGAGATTTAATTTTTATAGTTTGGGGCATACTCGAAGGAACATTAGGCCATAGATCAGCTTCATAATAATCACCCTGACTACCGCCTATTCCATTGCTATCATCCGGTGAAGCGCCAGGGCCAAAAATGCCATCATTGATATTGCCAGGGGCGGTTCCAACGCCGAAAGTAAAAGTACCACTCTCATCATCCGGTATTGTTGGGACCATCCATATTCGCGTCTGAAACGTCGAGAAACTTTGCGATGAGCTAGAGCTTGAGCTGAAAGACGATGAGCTACATGAAGATGAGAATGCCGAGTCACAGGAACTCGAAGAGCTGGAGCTGAAAGAGGATGAACTAGACGAAGATGAGAAGGCAGAATCACAAGAGCTACTGCTTGAAGAACAACTAGAGAAAGAGGAAGATGAGCTTGAAGATGAAGGCAGAACAACTTCGACTTCTATTTCTGAAATTCGCGTATCGAAACTTGGATCTTTACATATAACCCTGACTCTCATTCCATTAAGCTGTGCTGCCGTCTTTTGGATAGTTGTTGACATTGTGAAATTCTGCCAACTATCAGAAGTCCCGAAATTCTCTTGCTTATCAAGAGTAGAGCCGTCTGTATAAAGCAGCACATCGAAGTCAGTATCGAATCCTGCACTAAAGTTTTGCGCTCGAACATGAACTTTGATCTCTAAAGACGTTCCCCCATAATTCAGGTTAGTCATGTTTGCCAGATAAAAATCATCTTCAAGGCCGTAAATTCCATTCGTATCATCAGGCGTACCGCCGAAGATGCCATCATTTGTGCGGCCCCAACGTCCACTACCAGATCCATAAGTTGAAATTGATTGGCTAGGATCGCCATTGGGAACTGAGAATCGGCTTTGCAATGCTTCAAAGCTCTGTGAAGATGAAGAACTCGAAGGGCTTGAGAACGAGCTGGAGCAAGAGCTGGAGCTTGAACTAGGTGGGCCGTACTCTATCTCAACTTCGATCTCTGAAAGATCGACTTCATCAGAGGGAGCATTCGACCTGACTAAGATTTTCAGATCGGCCAACTCTGCTTCTGTCTTGACCGTGTTGACCCAAGGCGTGTACTCATTCCCCCAAACGCCCTGAGATGCACCCGCATCAGGAAAATTAGGCGTGGTAGTCGATCCTATCAGGCTTGCTCCATCATAGAACTCTACATCGACGGAGTTAGCAGTACCATTCCATATCCGTCCTCTTATATACGCCCGCATCCGTACCGAAACAGCCGTGGGTGCGAAAACTGGATTCGTGAGATCAAACTGTTGCTCAAGCGTGTCGTCCTCATACGCATAGATAATTTCATCGTCGTCGGGTGTATCAACGCCGTTATTAACCGAATCCCATTTAGAACTTCCGCCATCTAATTCCCAATCGTCAGGTGCATCGTCAGCATTTGGAACAAGAAAGCTGGAACCGAATAAACTCGAAGAGCAAGAAGAACTCGAAAAACTTTGCGAAGAGCTTGAGCATGAACTGGAATATGATGAAGAACTCGAAGCACAGACAAACCATTCGATGTTGGTTATGTCGCTGGAAGCACCGTTAGAGATTCTACCCCAAAATTGAGGCGAAACGCTTGGCCCTATATCTTGATTGTTACTCCAATCTATGTCGAATTCATTAGCACCCGCCGAAACTGCCCCGCTTGCGATTACATTTCCTGCAGTATCTCTCAGGGTGTAAGTATCTGGAGCTGTGACCGTGATTCTCCATTTGGTTGGTCGAAAATCCGTATACCATCCGTTATTAGTCGTCTGGATCGCCAGCCCTGGCCCTGCGGTATTGTACGAGTCACCATCCCAATTACAATTCGCTAAACAATTCCAATAAGAAAGGCCGAAGGTTCGTACCCATTGTCCAGCAAGGCAAGATGAGCTTGATGAGTGTGAGCTGCTTGAGAAGGAACTGCTACTGAAACTCGAAGATGAAGAGAAAGCAGAATCGCAAGAGCTACAGCTACTTGATGAACTCGAAGATGAAGTCCTTACAATCTCAACTTCGATCTCTGAAACTCGATCATCAAAACTTGGAGCCTTAAACTGCGTAAGCACCCTCAGATTTGTAAGCTGCGCGGCTGTCTTTTGTATGCTGTATGTAAAGGTCTGAGTCTGAAAAGAGCCAGTAGGAAAGCTGGTCGTATTCGTGCCATCACTACTTGCTCCATCAGAATATAGCGAGAACCAAACATCGGATAGTACGCCGCCATCGGATTTACCGCGTACATGAACCTTGATCTCTAAACAGGTTCCAGCAAAAGAAGGATTGATAAAACCACTCGTTAGGAAATCACCGTCAAGACCAAGGATTCCATTCGTATCATCCGGTGTCCCGCTAATAATGCCATCATTCAGCCGATCCCATTTTGCAGTACCGCTACCAAAAGTAGCAACCGACGAAGCTACATCTTCATCCGGTACGATGAATTCACCTTGCAATTCATAACTTCCGCTGGAGCTTGAGCTGGAACTGGATTGCGATGAGCTTGAGCTGGAGAAAGAACTGGAACTTGAAGATGAGCTGAAAGAGCTTGAGCTTGAAGAACTACAGGACGAGAAACTGGATGAGCTTGAGAAGGAGCTGCTTGAAGATGATTCTGAGCTGGAGCTTGAGAAGGATGAAGAGCTGCTTGAGAAAGAACTGGAGCTTGAGCTTGAGAAAGAGCTTGAGCTGGAGCAAGAACTACTACTCGACGAAGATTCAGGGTCGGGCAAGAAGAATTCGATATTGGTAATTTCAATCGCAGTACCGAGAAAACGGTGGAACCAAATACGACCTATATCTTCGCCAGGATCGGTAAGCGCAAGCTCTTGTCCAGAAACAAGATCATCAGTATCATCGAACCACCAATCATCATTTGAAGCATCTTTTACTTCCATACTAATGTCGGCTGGCCCGCTAAAAGTCACGCGGAAAGCAGTTGGCACAAGACCTTGCGCCCAAGTCGAGCCTGACTTTACTAGGAGTGTGCCATTTGAGCTAGAGCCACTATCCCAAGAATCGCCATCCCAGGCAAAAATACCACCACCATTCTCCCAATGATCGTCGTCTAAGTATGAGAACCAACCATAATTTGCAGAGCCGGAACTTGATGAACTTAAACTGGAAGAACAGCTTGAGCTGCTGGAGAAAGAGCTTGAGCATGAGCTTGAGCTACAGCTTGAGAACGAAGAGCTTGAGAAAGAACTGCTGCAGCTCGAAGATGAGGAAGAGCTAAAGGCAGAATCGCAGGAACTTGATGAGCTACAGCTACTTGATGATGAAGAGCAGACCAAGAATTCGATATTTGTCAGATCAAAGCCAGTAGATGAACTTATCTCATCGCATTTTTCAATATCGGTTCCGCTAGAATAAACAAGGGGGATCTCGTAAGTCCCAGGCGTAAAGACTGATACTGTAGCTCCAAGCGGGAATCCCATCGCATCCGACATACTAATTCTTACGGGCGTGTCTGTGATATTGGCAATCGTTACTCTGGCCTTGGTCGGCCTGTAGCCAACTTGCCAAGTAGCAGAGGAATGAACTTCGATTCCCATGTTCACGGTATTCGGTTGCCACGCAGATCCACTCCATTGGCACATGAAGTAGCATTGCCAGCCAGTTGAATCATTGGAGAAATGCTGTTCCCAAAGCGTGTCGCAAGATGAGCTGCTTGAGAAGCTGGATGAGCTTGAGAAAGATGAACTCGAAGATGAAGAGAACGACGACGACGAAAAGGAAGAACTGCTCGATGAGAACGAGCTTGAGCTTGAACTGCTTGAGCATGATGAGCTGCTTGAAAAAGAAGAACTGGATGAAGAAAAGCTGCTCGAAGATGAAGAGAACGACGACGACGAGCTACTGGAAAAAGAAGAACTAGATGAGCTGAAGCTACTCGAACTCGAACATGAAGAAGAGGACGATGAGCTGGAGAAAGAACTGCTTGAGGATGAAAAGCTGCTGCTGGAACTCTGGCTCGATGAACTGGAGCTCGATGAGAATGAGCTGCTGCAAGAACTAAAAGAGCTTGAGCAAGACGAACTCGACGAGAAGGAAGAGCTGCATGAGCTAAAAGAGCTGGAGCAGGATGAACTCGACGAGAACGAAGAGCTAGAGCTTGAGAAGGAAGAGGATGAGCTAAAGCAACTCGACGAACTGCTAAAGCTCGATGAGCTTGAAGAGAATGAGCTTGAACTAAAAGAGCTTGAACTGAATGACGAGCTACAGCTACTTGAGAAACTGGATGAGCAAGAACTGGATGAGCTAAAGGCCGAATCACATGAGCTGCAAGAGCTACAGCTTGAGAATGATATTGAGGGACTAGAGCTTGAGAATGAAGATGAACAGCTCGATGAGAAGCTGGAACTTGAACTCGAACATGAAGATGAGAAAGCGGAATCGCAGGATGAGCTTGAAGATGAAGAGAATGAACTGCTGCAAGACGAAGAGGAACTAGAGCTAAAGCAGCTTGAGCAACTAGAAGAACTACAGCTAAATGAACTACTGCAGGACGAAGAGCATGAGGATGAGAATGCCGAGTCACAAGAGCTTGAAGAACAAGATGAACTGAATGAAGAACTACTGCAGCTTGAGCTACAAGAACTTGAGAAACAAGAACTGCTGGATGAAGATGAGAAGGCAGAATTGCAGGAGCTTGAAGAGCTGCAGGAGCTAGATGAGCAGGAAGAAGAATCTGAGAAAGAAATAGAGGATTGCGATGATGAACTAGACGAAGATGAAAATGCCGAATCGCAGGAGCTAGAAGAGCTGCTTACCGACACCGAACTCAGCGAAGATGAAGAGCTGGACGATGAGAATGCTGAGTCACAAGATGAGCTACAAGAGGATGAACTAGAAGATGAGCCTTCAATAATGACTTGAAGCTCAACCTCAGTTACTCGATCATTCCAGAAATCATCTTGGCAAGTAACTATTAATTGTGCATCTGTAAGCTCTGCCGCTGTCTTATTAAGACTCCATCCTACCGTGTAGTTGGCAGGCACACCAGTAAAAGTGCTGATCGTGCGTGTTCCATGTGAAGTAGAGGAATCGCTAAGGAATTCTACTTCAACCTGTCCAGGTGGTGCTGAGAAAGCAAATCCCCTTATAGTTGCCCGAACTTCTATTGCTTCTCCCTGAAAAACTGGATTTGTAAGTCTAAATTGAATGAAAGCATCATTACTTCCTTGGAATCCATTAGTATCATCCGGCCCACCACCAAGATTAAGTCGTCCAGGTCCATTTATGCCGTTGTCCACTCGACTAGCGATAGTCGTTCCAGATCCCACAGGAGTAACAGTCCAGCCGCCCTTGTCATTATTGGGATAGAAATACTGGCCTTGCAATACCTGGAAGCTCTCACTCGAAGATGAAGATGAACAGCTTGAAGATGAGCAGCTAGAGGAACAAGAAGAAGAGAAAGCCGAGTTACAGGATGAAGAACTCGAACACGATGAGCTGAAGCAAGATGAAGAGCTGCTAAAAGAAGAAGAGCTGCTGCATGAGCTTGAGAAACAAGAACTGGAGCAGCTTGAGCTAAAGGCCGAATCGCAAGACGAAGAGCTGCTGCATGAGCTGGAAAAAGAAGAACTCGATGATGAGAAAGAGCTGCTGCAGGAAGATGATGAGAAAGAGCTAGACGAAGAACTAAATGAAGAGCTAGATGAAAATGAAGAAGAACAGGAGCTTGAGCTGGAGAAGGATGAGGAACAACTGCTCGACCATGAGCTGCAAGAGCTTGAGAATGAAGATTCACTCGAAGAACAAGACGAAGATGAAAAGGCTGAGTCACAGGAACTAGAGCAAGATGAGCCAATACACCAAACTTTGCGTAAGCTGGCTTCATCAATGTACCAAGTACCGGATTCTTGCGCTCCTGAATGCCATGCGAATTTCGCATTAACATTTGTCTGGATATTAACAAGGCTGCTGATCTGATTCCAGGCATTCGGAATAAGTCCAGTATAGTTGCGCGTGATCTCTGTACCTTCATCATCACGCTGTCTAGTCCTGATCTTATTGCGATTAACTGGATATACCCAAAAAGAGTATTGATATTGTTCTATTACAGCCGGAGCTGCTGGATTTCCAATTACAAATCGCTGTTCGATCCCTTGTGAATCCTGATCCCCTGGCCTGAATAGAGCAACGAATTTGCGTGATTCAAATCCGGCATATCTTCTAGCATCAGTATGGACTTGCTCTATGCTGTTCTCATTGACCGTCACCCTGCCGTAATCATACCAAGTCGTAGTGAACAGATTGGGGCCGTAAGCACTTTCAGTAGTACACGAAGGCGAACTTGAAGAGGATGAGCTACAAGAGCTGGATGAGAAAACCGAATCGCAAGATGAGCAGCTTGAAGATGAAGAAACGCTAAGACAGAGTGATGAAGAGCTCGATGAACAACTGGAAGAGAAACTGCTGGAAGATGAGCTAAAAGATGAGGATGAGAAAGAACTGCTTGAACAGGATGAGCTGAAAGAAGAACTCGAAGATGAGAAAGAGCTACTTGAGCTGAATGAAGAGCTCGAAGATGAAGATGAAAAGCTCGAAGAGCAAGAGGACGAGAACGAGCTAGAACAGCTTGAGCTGCTAAATGAGGATGAGCTGGACGAGAAGGACGACGAGCTGAAAGAACTCGAACAAGAAGAAGATGAAGAAAAAGAGCTACTTGAGCTCGATGAGCTAAATGAAGAGCTTGAAGATGAAAACGAGCTCGATGAGAAAGAACTGCTGGAAAAAGAACTACTTGAGCTACTTGAAAAGCTGGACGACGAGCTGCAACTAGAAGAGAAAGAAGATGATGAACTCGAACTCGAAAAAGATGAGCTGGACGAGCTAGATGAAAATGAGCTCGACGAGCTGCTGAAACTCGATGAGCAACTTGAGCAAGAGGATGAGAAAGAAGAGCTTGAACTTGAGAAAGAGCTACTGCAGCTTGATGAGCTGCTGAAAGACGAGCTTGAGCACGAAGATGAAAATGAGCTCGAACTGGAAGAAAAAGACGATGAGGATGAAGAAAAGCTGCTGCTACAAGACGATGAGAAAGAACTTGAGCAGGATGAAGAACTCGAAAAAGAGCTGGACGATGAAAACGAGCTGCTGCAACTCGAAAACGATGATGAGCTGGAAGAGAAAGACGAGCTGCAAGAGGAAGAGCATGAGGATGAGAACGATACTGCCGATGATGAACTGCAAGATGAAAAAGATGAAGAACAACTAGAGCTCGATGAGAAAGATGAACTCGAAGAAGAAAAAGAGCTGGAACAGGATGAGCTGGAGAAACTACTGCTTGATGAGCTAAAAGAGCTCGATGAGCTGGATGAAAAACTCGACGAGCTACAAGACGAAGATGAAGAACTCGAAAATGATAGCGATGAACTACAGCTAGAACTTGAAGAAGAAAAAGAGCTCGATGAGCAAGAGGATGAGCTGGAAAAACTACTTGATGAAGATGAAGATGAAAAACTGGAACTGCTACAGCTCGACGAGAAGGAACTGCTTGAGCTCGAAAAAGACGATGAGCTCGACGAGAATGATGAGCTACAAGACGAAGAGGACGAGCTTGAAAATGATACCGCCGAAGATGAGCTGCAAGAAGAGCTCGATGAAGATGAGAAAGAGCTACTTGAACTCGAAAAAGACGAGCTTGAAGAACTCGATGAAAAGGAAGATGAACTGCTCGAAAACGAAGAGGAACAGGAAGAAGAGGAAAATGAAGATGAGGAACTTGAGAAGCTGGAACTGGATGAGGATGAAAAAGACGAAGAACATGATGATGATGAAAATGAACTCGATGAACATGATGAACTCGACGAGTATGAGCTGCTGCTGCTCGAAAAACTAGAAGAAGAAGAGCTGCAACTGCTTGAAAAAGAAGAGGAACAAGACGACGACGACGAAAAACTTGATGAACAGCTCGAAGAGAAAGACGATGAGCAGGAGCTAGAAGAAGAAAAGCTCGACGAGCTTGATGAAAATGAGCTGCAACTACTCGAAAAACTTGAAGAGCAAGAGGACGAGCAGCTTGATGAAAAGCTCGATGAGCTCGACGAAAAGGAGCTACTGCTACTCGAAGAGCTTGTATCGGTCAGATGCACACAATCCATGTGAAATGTGTGTCCGGCTGATCCGTTAGAGCGATGGTCGATCTTAATTGATAGCTGATTGCCAACACTCACATAATCAGACGGTGTTCCTGCACCTGAGAGCGGAAATACATAGTTAGAGGGCGTAGCTTGTGATGGAAAGTCCTGGGCTGCGCCTGTCATATCATCCCACAACAGCGTTTGGTAATTAAAGATCGCTATTTTGACGTTATGAGCGGGATTGCCGTTGTAGTAGCCCGTAATGGATACATCAAGAGTTGCTTTCGGTACATTTTCAAAGGTGAATCTTTGATCGAAAGCTGGAATACCAACACCTGAAATCTCATTGATTACATACTCAGTAAGATCACAGGCATGGGTATCACAGAAAACGCCAGTATTTATCGTGCCGACGATTAGCTGAGAACCATCAGCCCACCGCCAGGAAGGTGGAACGCATGAAGGCGAAGAAGATGATGAGCTAGAAAATGAAGAACTCGATGAACAAGAGGACGAAAAGCTCGATGAGCTACAGCTTGAACTAGAAGAAGAAAAGCTCGACGAAGAGCTGGAACTTGAGTAAGAGGAAGAACAAGACGATGATGAAAACGACGAGCTGCACGAGCTCGAACTGAAAGAGCTGCTTGAGCATGATGAACTCGATGAAAAAGATGAACTGCAAGACGACGATGAGCTGAACGAACTTGAACTTGAAAAGCTCGAAGAGCAAGAGCTACTGCAACTTGAGCTTGATGAAAAACTCGATGAACTAAAGGAAGAACTTGATGAGCATGAGGATGAGCAAGAGTAAGAAACCTGATATGGAGCTTGCGGTACTGGAATTGTATCAGTATCTCCGCTATTCGGCGCAGCTCCGAAGCAATTATCATGTGTAATATCAAATTCGTCAATCCAGCCATTTAACTGATATGGGCTAGTAAAGCCAGTTGGCGATGCACCTATACTAAGCGGGGCAGCGAATGTCTGTGTTGGACTTCCAGAGCCATAAGACGTTTGTTGACCATCGAGATAGAGCCCCCAATCAGAGCCAACTTTACACAGCGCCACATGATGCCAACTATCATCAGTAATGCTCCCACCATCAGCACCGAAACTTAATATATTTGAGCCGCCAGAACGGAGTGAAAAGAAAAGTCCATCAGAAGCACCGCCAGCGTGTCTAACTGTCCATCCGTTGCTACTATCTTCGTACTGAGAAGCAATAGGCTCTTGTCGATTAAAATAATTAACTAATTTAATCCAAGCATGGATGGTGAAATTAGTATATTGAGTAACGTCCCAATCTGCATGATCGGCAAATTGGAGATAATCATCGGCGCTAGAGGTACTTGTTGAAGGCAACCAGAGTGAAGCAGTACCCCATTTCTTCTCCGAAGTATCACCTTCTGCGTTACCTACTACCGTTGCAGCACCGTGAAAGCCGCCTAAAGACACATCTTGAAAGTAGGTGTGTCCATCAGCGCCATCCATCGGGAGCAAGAGCTTATGGTCTGAATCATTGACACAGGGCAGCGAGTAGGAACTAGAAGAACTGGAAAAACTGGATGAAGATGAAGAAAATGAAGCTAGGCTCGAAGAGCTTGAGCTAAAAGAACTCGAAGAAGAACAAGAGGAAAAGCTGGACGATGATGATGAAAAAGAAGAGCTAGAGCAGGAACTTGAGCTAGAAAAACTGGATGAGCAAGATGAGAAGGAACTGGATGAAAAGCTACTTGAGCAGGATGAAGAACTTGAGCTTGATGAACTTTCCGTGCGCTCGTGAAAGCCTATATCCCATACTGTCTCTTGCGGGCGCGTGATCCCTGCTTTCCCCGCGCCCATCACGCCATCGGCAATATCATCGTCGAAAGCGAAATTGCCATCTGCGCTGAGATCCGTACCGAAATTCCTGGCCCCACCATCGGTGTAGCCTAACCGGAAATCATCGTTGCCAGCGTCCGAGAAGGCGAAGGTTTGATTGATCCGGCTGTTTGTACCTGGGGCCGTGCCATCGCCGGAACTGTTATATTCACTCGCAGCATCGTAAGATCCATCAAAGTCACTCGATCCGAAAGTACCGTTACCCAGGCAATTCTTACAAATGACTGTGCCGCCACTCTCATTGAATCCTTCACCTGAATCAATGGCATGGCAGTTATAGACGTAGCTTGTTCCTGAATCGAACTGAAAGGCAGCATCGTCACAGCCTATGGCGATACAGTTGATATAATACATCGTATCGCCACTACCACCATTCTCTCTAAAACCCTTAGAATCGCTGCCAATGTTGATCGGATTGATAGCTAAACAGCCGATTAAATGCTGGTTGTCACCTGTTAGGGCAGCGCAATACATACTGCCGCCATCTTGATCCAGACTCATTATCAAGTCTTGAATCTGGCAGTTAGCTTCAACCACATCGAACATATCTATGTCGCTTGTGGTCGTGACAAAATAAGCCGCTGATCCGTCCTGGTGGGGATAGCCATCATGCCCTTCGCCGGAAGCAGGGCGAATTATCCTAAAATACGAAGAATTCGTAGTCGCGCCATCAATTACTATTTCATCATCGTGAGAACCAGCGTAGCACTCTAAGACCTCAGACTGAGTTGCGCTGACTAAATCTATATCTGTAGCAGCTTCCCAGGTAGCAAGGGCTGAGTAGTCTTGACCGCCCCCACTATCATAGGTGCTTATATTCTCATTTGTGGCCGTGCGTCTTGATGTGGCCATTAGAGATAATCTCCTATGGCCTTATCAAAGACTAGGCCGCTAATATCGTATGCTGGATCTGCAGCAACTATTTCAAAATCTTCACTATCAATGAGCAGGAATGGTTGATAAAAATCATTGACATCGCGGGCTCTGGATTGATTCAGGGCTGGATATAGAACCTGTAAGCGTCCAAGGGGAACGCAGTATCTTCGCTTGTCAAATCTTTCGCCAGTTGCAGGATCGGTAGGCTCAAAGACTTGCTGAGTAAAAACAGCGAATGCGTTCTCTTCAAGTCCATCAATCTGGAGCCAGAGAAATATCTTGCCTTCCTTTGTGCCGATGAATGTTCCTGGCTTGCGAATGGCAATAATATCGCCTATTTTCATGCGCTCGTTATCTGCAGTATCAGGCGCATTGACCATAGCCAGGGCGATCTCCATCGTCGGGTAATTCGGGTTAGTTACGCCCATTAGTCGTCCTTATTGATGCGATTTTGAATGGCAGTTTTGAGTTGCGCCAGGGTACGATCAGGAAGATCCGGCATGGCGGCGATCCGCGTCTTGAGATCGCCAAGATTGGCTGCGGCAGCTACTTCGGTTTTGAAATCTGCGATCCAGCCGCGCACATGATTGAATTCATCCTTGAGAATGTCGCTGTACGCGGTCATAAGTTTTCTGAATCGTGGATTAATCAGGAAGATGATTTCAGCACCATCAGCGTCTTGCTGGTTCTCATCATCTGTCTGAGCTGGAGCGTAGGTATCAATTTCCGGCTGCGTAGCGTTACGCACCGTATTTCCGCCAACATCAGCAAATTTGGCAAAACCCAACTCCCGCAAGTCACGGTCAATGTGGCGAACCTGAGTGCCATCTGGATAAGATGCCGTTGTCAGCACTCCCCAATAAGTAGAATCTCGATCATCCCACATCTGATCTGATAGGCTGATCTTGACAACTTCGTTGGACGATATTCTGTATAGTGCCGTTGTCACGTTCTCCCCCCCTTCAAAAAAAAAGGACCGCTATGGAAGCGGTCCCAAGAGTTTCAAAGTTGTGGCTTGTCTTTCTATTTTCTCTAGGGCTACCTCAAGAGCCCATTTACAGGTATCTAAAGCACCTTTATACTGATGCCTTTCCTCAATGGCCTTGTCCAGCTCATCGAAGAGCAGTATCAGGTCGGCCTTGTCTTGATCTCCGTCAGGTATAGCTTCAACGATCTTGCGGATTCGCCGGAGCCTATCGGCCACAGACAGCTCGACTTCCATGCGTGTGGCTTCCGGCATCCTGTACCATCGCTTTTACAATATCTTATACAGGTCTGAGATTCCCTGGTGCATCGGGCGGGATGAAGTACCTTAATCCGAAAGTCTCGCCGTTCTGCACTCGCGTAGGGTCGTCCGACCAAGAAATGTCGCTCTCTCCCACATTGGTTCCATCTGCAGTTAGTATGCGCCTGGATTTAACGCCGACAAAGTAAGAGCCTTCAACATTAAGAGTAATGAGCTGATCTAAGTCGGTAGTTGTGGCGACTTCGGCTGGATTATCCTTATTGGGATCTGTGACCGCATTGGATAGATAGACAACGTATTCAACTGTACTATCGGCTGGTACAGTCACGGCATCCCAGGCAACGGTAGCTTGATTCGCCGTGTGCCATGTCTGTGCCAGGGCCACGCCCGCCAGAAATAACACCAATAGCACCGCAAAAAGCCATTTTTTGTTTCTCATGCCTAATCTCCTTTAATGAGGGAATTAATGGGGTAATAAAGGCTTAAATAGGGTAATGAACTGCTTTTGTTACCCCCTTTAAATCTCTTCGTACATATCCTTACGAACAAGCTCAAAGTGATCGCAAATGAGCTTATTTTCCAGTATTCGCCCCAACTTGAAGCAGAGATAGGCGAAGAACACGAACCAAATAGCGCGAACCTGTAGAGGATGAGTTAAGAAAGTCCATAATTCCTGCATTATCTACCCCTTTGTCCTAATCTACCGAATGGTCCACCTTGAAAGCCAAATCTTCCACCTGAAGCCGGACCTTGTTTCCCAAGCAGGCCGAATGATAACGGAGCACCAGGAGCGATAGAGGGGCGACTACCAAAACGCCCGCCCATAAGTTGTCTGATCTGTTGGGCAGTTGACATTCCTGGTCTTAAAGCTGCGCGGGCGAGTGGGCTGAATGCTGGCTTACCGCCGAATACTGGTCCTTGTCTTACGCCTAGTGTCCCTGCTCGTGCTCCACGCTGGAGCTGTTGGCCTTGTGAAAGGAATGATGGGCCACGCAGGGCAGGCATTCCTGTAGAAAGATCAACTTGCGCTGGTGTGGCTTGTGGTGGGGCGAACATATTAAAATTAGGTATGCCTGCAGGCTGTTGTTGCATTGGGACAATTTGACCTGGACGATAACGCATTCCGAATGGGCCTAAATCCCTTGAGCCTGTTCTTCCAGTTGGCAGTTGACCACCACCACCAACGGGTACAAATCTACCTGTTTCTGGATCTATGGTCATTGCCATTATTTTCTCCCTTTGCGATTTCGTGGAGCTTCAAAAAAACGCGGATTTGGCCCTAGCTCTTTCAAGGTTTTCTGGAAGTCTGGATCTGGTTCGCCCTTGTTCTTTTTGAAATCCCATTTATCAGACCAGAAATCCGATCCACTAAAATCAATTGATAAACCCTTGGGCTTTGTAAATTCAGTTGGTTGAGTGGGCTTGCCGGAGATCCGGCCAAGATCCTTTGGGCTAGAGATAACCCTACCTCTATCTGGAAATCGCTCTGGTAGCTCTCCAGTAGCCTTTAGACTCAATGCTTCTTCGGCTGTAATGTCGCCGCTGCTAATGGCTTCAGCTAGGCCGCGCCGCTGCTGGTCTGAGAGCTCACCGCGCTTATCGACTTTCATCAAATCTATATTCGGCACTCTTTTTCTTTTAGCCATTATGCTCTTTTCCGCAAATCTCGCGCTATGTTGTATTTCTGGAAACTGGCTTCTAGTCGCTTGGGTAGCTTGGGCGGTTTACGCTTTGGTCTTTGCGGTCCCGTGGGAAGTGGTAATGTTCTATGTGGGGGCTTGCCCTCTGGTCGTTTTGGCCGTCTTGGTTTCTTTTGCCCTTTTTTTGGTCCCTTGCCGAACAGTCCGCGAACTTCGCCAGCCGTGGGCTCTTTGCCTGCTCGACCTGTTTCACTCTGCAAGCGTATTCTGGCCCTTTGCCGTGGACTCATACGGCCAGTACGAAGAAATTCTTCAGTTTCTTTATCTGCCATTTTCCTTCTCCTTTCTATCTGCTAAAGCGGCGCGAAGCTCCAGCACCAAGACGAGCTTTTGGAGTAGCGCGGCCAGTTTGCAAAAGCCTACGAGCTTGACTTACTGGCGCTCTAATACCCCCACCTGTTTTTGATTTGGTGGGCGTACCGCCTGCGCCTATCGTGCCTTTAGCAGTTGGACTGAGTGAACCTGAATATTTACCGCTTGCAATATCAGCCGCCGTTGGAATGTATAAGCCTGTTCGGATAGTGGGGGCAGGGCGGCCAGGACCAGGAACAAAACCTTTACCAAGTTGACTGATTCGCTGTTGTAGTTGCTGTCTTGGATCGTGCTGAGTAGGTGAAATAACTTTCCCAAGCGGTTTCTTACGAGCAATTTCACGGGCAAGTGTAGGCTTTGCAGCTTGCCCTGTTTTCCTTGGGCCGCCTAATCTTGGGTTTAGTAATGGCATTTCCTATCTCCCCCCTATGGTTCCATTTCAGCCGCTTCAGACTGAGAAAAACCAGCCGCAATTAGCTTTTTGCGCCGAGCTGCCTTGGCCCTGTCCCTGGCCGAACCTACAAAACCCTTGCCCTTGTCTTTCTTGTCCGGCGGCTTCGCCGCTTCAGCCTTCTTCTTGCCCAATCCAAAAAAAGCTAGTTTCCCTTTCGCTCTCGACTTAGTTAGCATGTCGGTAGCGGCAGCCCTACGCTTTGTTCTCCCTTCTATAGCCATCTCTCAACTCCTTTCATTTGTCCGGTAAATCCGCCATATCTTCCAATAAATCCTGATTTACAAAATATTCAGCTCCACGATTATGCGGATTATCTATAAATTCGGGCTTCATCCCTACTCCTGCCCGTAACCAACCCACTAACTCGCAATTCGGCATCGGCCCCCTCACCAAAATGAAAATATCAAGCGCATTCGGCGGCTTCTTCAACGGAATACGCAATCTGCCATCCACAGTTGTTACCCACTTCACATGATACGGACCAACATCAGGCTTATCCGTGAAAGTCCCAAAACTACCATCCCAAAATCTCTCAGTATGCTTCGCTACAGCACACTCAGCGCCAGCCCCCTCTATATGATTCATCCAGCTATAAGAATTGTTCTTCAGCGGCGGGTTATGCTCCTGCTTCTTCCATATCGAACTCGTATTCCGAATCAAGCCCACCTGGGCCGCCATGTGTACTTCAAAATTCTTCAACTTCACAAATAACGTGCCTTCACGCTTAATCGGATATTTGGGCGCGTATGCCATGCCCTTAGTGTGCCAGCGGGAAAATCGAATACAACAAAAATTTTTCAAAAAAAAATTTGGCAACCCCCGCATGGAGTCCCAAATTTCAAAATCTTATAACGATTACCTAGTGGGGCATATATAGAGGGCAGACGGGCGTTGGTCCAGCGCCCCCTGCCGTGTACCCCCGCGCCCTGCCTGCATCCGCGCCGCTCTCGTGCGCGTGCGCGTACCTTCTTTACGCGCATGAAACAAGCGCCTACAGGCTCATAAATCCAATACGCAATGGGCAATAGCTCTGCTATGGGCAACGGTCTTTGCTTGGTGTGGTGTGGTGGTGTGGGCCAGGGCTAGCCCATAGTTACCGCAAGATAAACCAAAACATATAGCAAACCGCATTGCACGCGAAGGCGCTTACCTTACAGATCATCAGCCTTATCTATTCGCTATGCAGGATGAGCGGGTTTTGGTTATTTTGCTTTAAAGTGTACCTTTACCCGTTTTTTTGTTGACAAACGCAAATCGAGTCTTTATATTGTGTATTAGATATGCAGCAACTATGTAGTAAAGGTGATCCGAATCTAATAACCTTCAACAAAGGAGAACACATGAAACAAGCACATGAAAGGAGCAAGTTTTACAATGAGATGAGACTTGCGCGGGTATTGAATGAGATGGATTTGATAGATACCGCGTGCAATTGGCAAGAACACTCAATCGTTTGTGATGAGCGAAATTTGAAAGCCCGCGTGTTTTGGCGGCAACTGATGAGCGAAGCAAACTCAATCGAAATTGAATTAGGTTATTAACCTGAAAGGAGCTCATCAAATGAAAGCACAAGTAAACCCGCAAACCCGTTTTTCAACTTTCCAGTTTCAAACCACAAAACAAATCCAAACCAACAAACCAACAAAGCAACGGCGGAAAGCCCGCAAGAGTGATTTAAAAGACCTTGCAAGAGCTTTTAATGCCAAGCGAATCATTTAAAGGAGCGGCAATGGAAAACTATCAAGTTGAGTATAGCGTGCAAAGCGGCTTGGAAGGTGAAGAGCTGCAGATCACAAACCACGGATTGAGCGATGGATCAATAGTGTGGTCTGTAACTCTAAGGGACCACGGCAAAACAATTGCGATATTCCATTGTGATGATTTTGCACATGCGGACCGCGTTTTTAATACCTTGAATGCTACTCATATTTATATGGGTTAAAGGAGTGAATATGAAAACTCATTTTATAGCAATGGCAGGGCTTCGCGGGTATTTACCAAACTATTGCGAAGTGTTTCCAAGCGGCCAAGCCGCGCTTGAGTCTTTGATTGATTTACATGAATTAGAGACTGATTGGAATAGAAGAGCTGAACTAACTTCAGATTGGTTTGTGGATTTAGATATACATGAGCACGGCAACGAATATGCAGAAATAGTTGAGTGCAATTGCCCAAATCCGCAAGAGCATAGCGAACATGAAATAAACCCTGATGATTTTGAATAAAGGAGTGAATATGAGCAAAAACATAATAGCGGCGATGATGTTAGAAAATACAGGCACTCATTTTTTAGACAGCGGCGGCGCTTGTGGCCGCGCTTGGCAACAAAATCAAACCCGTGATTTTGCATGTGAGAGTGCCACGAGTTTAACCTTCAGATTCGATTATATCGAAGTAACCCACAATATTTATCATTTTCTGAATGAGCGGATTGAGCCTGATGAGGATATGCAGGCTCTTTTTGATGAGTTTGTTGATGATAGTGATCCTGATGAGTATTGGCCACAACTGATGGAAGGCTTTCCAAAGTGGCTTGCAGAGCACAAAGATATTGAGAGCGGCGGTATTTACGGCGAAGGTGAGCCTTTTACAGTTAATACCTATAACGGCGAATGCTTGTTGTCTCAAGTGCTTCAGTACACATATTTTGAAACTGATGATGGAGCATATTACTTGCTTCAAATCCACGGCGGCGCTGATGTGCGCGGCGGATATACAGCGCCCAAAGTAATGAGAGAAAATGGAATGTATAGCGAAATGAGCCTGATGGATAATGCCAGGGCTTCAATCCAATGCAAGCCGCCGGATATAACTGATTTTGAGCGGCAATTCGGAAAAAATGTAATTGAGCGAATCAAGCAAAATATCAAGCTCTCACCAAAACAACAGCTCAAACTATTTGAAACATTGCCTGATGATATAGACCGCGATGAGCACTATTGGAGCACGGATGATGGTTATCATTGGTATTTCGAAGGCGCGGCGGGCTACTCTGCAGGCCAACAGCTTGAAGAGTATGAAATAACTGATGATATAGAGCTGAAAGGTAAAGGCTCTATTTATCGTGATGATGATGGCAACGGTTATTGCCCGCTTTGTGGCTCTATTCTACAGGCTTGGTAAATAAAACGGGACCGCGCAAGCGGTCCCTTATTTTTTCAAAGGATTAAAAATGAAAATTTGGCTTCAACACATATTGCATCCTTTACACTTGTGGGCGTTTTTTGGCGGACGGTTCAAGCCCGTTTTTAGAGCCTATGAGCTCATATTGTGGCGAAGGCTCATTAGACCTTTAACAGCTTAAAAGGAGCGCCTATGTTTGAAATTACAACACCGCTAGGTAGCACGGACCTTGAAATATTCATTGCCGTTGTAAATCAAGGTATTGATTCGCGGCTGGAAGGCTTCACGCGGTCCAAATTTACAGATAATGGGCAACGGGCAATATTGCAATTTGATGAGCGTGAATTGCCCATTTTAATACGGCGATTGATTGAATTGGAAACTGAAGCGGCTGATATGTGGGCGGATGATATTGTCGAAGCCGCTTACCATTATCATTTAGTTTAATAGGTGATCCGAATCTAAAATCTCAAATGCAGGGAAAGCTCTTGCCTGCAGAAAGGAGCGCACATGCTCAAGACCAAAGACAGGGTGAACAGTACGCCCAAAGACAGGGTGAACATTGTTCAATGGGTAAAAGACAGGGTGAACATGACCATGAACAGAGCAATTTTTATCATTTGTCTCGTTTGGTATTTCATCTAAGCGAAAGGAGTAACCATGATAGTGGCATATATAGACGGCGAAAGAATGGTTTTTGATGAATACGATATTGAAGAGAATCACGGGCTAACTACCTTGAGTGCTGACGGCATGGAATTTTATCTCTTCAATGATACCGAAGAAGCAGGCGAAGCAGCCCGCGAGTATTGGGAAGATATGGCCAGCAATGATCCGGCTGAATTCACTTGCATGGTAGGCGAAGCAGCCTTGGTAGCCTGGGGGCTTAATCAGGATTACGCTGTTGGCTCAATTGGGGTTAGCAGCCTGCAGGAATGGCTTGATTTGTGGGAAAGCGTACCTGAAGAGCACTTTGCAAGCTATGACCATCTTGAGCGTGATTTCGTTTGCAGGCATCCTGATTATTCACATTTTACCATAGCTTATCGCCACAACTAAAAAAGGAGCACCGAAATGGCCAGCTACAAAATTGTGAGAATGTACAAAGATCATTTCCCTAACAAACGAGTCATTGCCAGGGGTTTATCGCTAGAGCAAGCGCAAGCATGGTGCAAAGACCCTGAAACAAGCTCTAGCACTTGCAAGAAACATCATAACCGCAAACGTACCGAGCGAATAGGTGCATGGTTTGACGGTTACAGCGAAGAGTAAAGGAGCGCACATGCAAGAATCTCATCAAAAAGGATATTGGCAGATTGAGCGGAAAACCTCAGACTACAACAAATATATGAAGTGGCGAATTCGCTTTTACCGCGCTGATTTGAGCTTGCTTGCTTCACACTATACCAAGACGCGCAATGAAGCTGAAGAGCTGGTCATAGATAGGATTGACCAGGGCCAGCGGGGTTTTCCAATTGGCAGGCACGTTTCATTTACTGAGTATCAACACCTGAACGTATTCATCAGGGACAGCGATAAAGGATTTATTGACAGATTCACAGTTTGGATTGACACCGCCGTTTTTGGCATGAGTGCTGATCCGTTTTGGCCACAAGGCTTTAATCAGTATGCAGGCGACACGGCGACTGATGGATATTTTGAGCCAATGAGTAAAGGCGCTGAAAAATTGGGAGAACTAATTGATATTTCCGATGTGCCTGAAGATGTGCGAAAAGCCATACTTCAGCGCATGGAATGAAAGGAGCAAACATGAAACATTCAGAAGCGCCCTGGACAATGGGCGATTTAGTAGAAGATGAATCAATCGACATTCTCAAGGGAAGCAGGACCGTTGCCGTTGTAGTCAATGACTTCGGATATTCTGCTATGGCTGAAGTTGAAGCCAATGCAAGGCTCATCAAAGAAGCGCCAGCAATGTTCAAAGCTCTGCAAGACTTGGACGGTTTATTTTTTGACATTCTGAACGAGTTTTCCCACAAGCAGCAAATCCAACTATCAACTGAGCGCATTGCGGAGTTTGCAGAAATAAGTGCTGGAGCATTAGCCAGGGCAACAAACGAATTCAACCTAATAAGGAGCTAACATGACAATCGAAGAATATTACCATGAAGCTAAAAAAGACTATTCGCCTGGACCGTGGTACGAAGCCAACACAGCAGGCGACCACCAGGGTTTAGTTATTTCAGAAAATACAGGAGAAAATATAGCTGTATCGTATGACAAAAAAAACGCCGCGCTGATAGCAAAGAGCCCTGAAATGGTTGAAGCCATTGAAAGGCTGCTTGGTTGTCCGGCGCTGAATTTTGATGATTTAGAGCCTGAAGATATAGCAGCATTCAAGCAAGGCTATGAGCTAATCCAAGACTACATAGAGTGAAAGGAGCGCACATGAAAACGAATGAAGAGTATTTGGAGAATCCTGGGAATTGCCCATTTTGCAATAGTGACCAAATTGAAGGTGATAGTTGGGATTTTGATGGTGATCCTTCACAACCTATCTATTGCACGGACTGTAAAAGCGAATGGCACGATCTTTACAAGCTAGTTGGATTTGATCCTATCGAAAGGAGCTAACATGAGAGAAGCAATTGAAACTATCGAATACAAGGGCCATATCATCAGCGTTTACCATGATGATCTGAATGAGAGCCCGCGTGAAATGTTTGACCACATGGGAACAATGGCCGCTTTTCATTCCCGTTATAACCTGGGGGATCAGGACCACGAGCTAGATTTAGAATCAGCCCGTGAGATGTACGAAAACGAGCCTGAAGATGTTTTCTTGTTGCCGCTGTACCTATTTGACCACAGCGGTATAACGATGAGCACAAGACCGTTTACCTGCCCTTGGGATAGCGGGCAGGTCGGCATCATTTTCGTAACCAAGCAAACGATACGCGATGAGTTTGGAGTCAAGAGGATCAGCGCCAAGCTCCGCGCTAGAGTCTATGAAATCCTGCAAGGTGAAGTCAAAGAGTATGACCAATTTCTGACAGGCGAAGTCTATGGCTATGAAATCGAAAAAGATGATGAGCACGTTGATTCTTGTTGGGGCTACTATGGTGATCCGGCTGACTACATGATTCCAGAAGCCAAGGGAATTGTGGACCACGCAACGGAAGAGCAAGCAGGACTGATTTACTAAAATAGGGGGATAGCCAGGTATCAACCAAGGGGAGTTATGGCCTTGTGCGGCGTTTTAGCGCGTAGGAAAATACCACACTTGGCCGTTTCCCCCTGTTTTAGCGCGTTTTTACAGGCAATGCCTATAAACAGGCTTTAAGACAGGGTGAACAGAATCGTGCCTACAAAAGACAGGGTGAACGGAGCAGAGACAAAAGACAGGGTGAACAGAATGAGCAAGAAGAAGAAATTTTCAGCAGATGAAATTGCCAAGGCCAGGAAGCCCACCACAGGAATGCTTCGGCCACGGCCAAAGAAAGGAAAGAAGCCAAGGCAAAAGACAGGTGGAACACAGCGAGAGATTAAATGTTTGAGATGCACGCGGACAACCAAATTGCGTGGCCGGATCGGGCGGACCTACTACTACAAATGCCCCAATTGCGGCTGGACGCAGGAAGGAAAAATCTAAATGAGAGACAAGCAGCAAGAGGTAAGTGTGCGGATGGTATTCAAGCTGCCAGAAGCCAAAGCCCTGGATCATGCTATGGCCAGCATCTTAGAATCCGCAAAGCTGACAGGGAGAATTTACCAGGGTCAGAAAGAGCCCTTGGCTCAAGCACGGAAAGGAGCAATGCGGCTGCGCCAAGCTATCGCCAGGACGTTAGACCCTAATTACGATAAAGACAAGCGAGATGAGTATGTACACCGAATGCAAGCCCTGACTGTAGGGCAAGCGGTTATGAAATGTAGCCGCTGGTCAGATGAGGAAAAGGCATACCTCTTGGAGTCAGATGAGCATGTGAAAGATATAGCCTTAACTCTTGGCCGTACCTTCAGGGGCGTTAAGTCAATGAGGAAAAAACTCAAAGGGCGAGAGCGCGATAAAGCAAAGCGCCATGCTAGAAAGAGAGGTCGAAAATGAGTGATTGGAAACCCGCATGGGTAACAACAGAAGATTTATCAACTGTGATTAGCTTGTTTCTCTATGGTCGTGGAGATGCAGGCGGAACCGATGAGGAAATGGAAGTGATCTATGAATGGGCGGAAGAAACCAGGATGAGTCAATACCTGATGGATTGCTGCCTGGATGGGCTCCTGCTTCCTACCTTCAAAGATGATGAGTTAGCTTTCAAGATCACCGAGAAAGGCGAGAAAATGGCCCTGGAAGCCCTGAAGGGTGACATGGCTGATCCCAAGCATCGCTTTATAGCAACGAAGGTCTTGGAAGCTGAAACGGGCATATCTCTTCGCCCCCCCACAAAGAAAGGAGACAACGGCAATGGCAACGGGAATGGAAACGGCGAAAAGTAAAGACAGGGTGACTTCATTGCGGCTGCCTGATGTATTTCTTCGCTGGCTTGATCGCTATGGCACGCCCATTGGTACGCAGATTCGAGAGGATTTGGCTGCGCTGATGTTACTGTCGAATCCTATGCTGACTGAGCTGAATGATTACTTCACTACCGCTGAAGCCTGCTACATCACAGAAGTATTGGCCACAAGCGATTACCTTCAGGTTATTGGCATGGGTAACGGGCTGCCTTTCATGCCCTTGCATGAAGCTGTGTACGTTGAGCTGAAAGAAGGTAAGGATCGTGATCTGCACAAGCGATGGAAGGTTGACTTCACGCAGTTTCTCTTCAAGCTAGACGCTATTGGCATCGGATCACTCCACGCATTCCAGCTCTATCACATGGCACGCATGGCCAGCCAGCACAGCGAAAAGCCGATGAAGGAATTCAAGGCAGAGGTAGCCAGAATCTTTCAAACAAAGGAGTCAGCATGATCTTCATTACACCACCACCAAAACAGAAGCCGCCGGAGAATTTCAAAATCATTTGCTCCGAATGCAGCAATGAAGCGGTTCTGAAAAACGTATTCAAAAATGGCACGGTTCTATTCCGTTGCCCTGGTTGTGGTATTAGCGAGAAGTATGATCCAAACCCTAAATTACAGAAACAGGTGGGGCGTGTATAGGCCCACTAAAAGGGGCGCGTACTTGCCCCACCTAAACTAGAAAGGAGCGTGATTATGTATCGTCCAGAAGAACAAGCAAAAATTATCATTGAAAATTTATCAGGCTTCCTTCCATTCACCTTCCCGCGTGGTCATGGTAGAGAGCCTGCTTTGCCAAGGTTCAATCTTTATTCTGCCTTAAACCTGATTGAAGCCTTGATAGCGTATATCAAGGATTGTGGTGGGCAGTTTGATGGAATGATTGACGGTAAGGAATTCATAAAAGAATTCAGAAAGGAGTAAAAGAAGAGAGCCCCCTGGTTCTCCACGCATACCAGGGGGCTCACCCACCGAGAGATGGTATAAGAGACACCGCACTAATGGAAGGAACGGCGCACTTCTACCTACAAGGATATACTAGCCAATCCCCAAGTCAACATCATTTTTTTCATCACCAAGCAGCCCCCACTTCATTACTTCACTTCTTGGTATCTTGAAATGGCTCTTCGTGCCGCCAAAGCGTTGTGCGCTGATTACCCTGGCCTTGACCATTTCATGTACATACTGCCTGGACCAGCCTAGTAGCTTGGCAAACTCAGGGACGGTGTACCATTTTTGTTCCGTCATAGTTTAAGCTCTTCCGGCAATTCAGACCAAAAGAATCTGCAGAGAGCTTTCCAAGCCCCCGCAAATTTCCATCGACGAAAAGGCTTTACATAACGGCCCGTGCTGAAGTATTGCTCTATTACATGCTTATACCGTGTGGGCATCCGCGTTATCAGTATCTCTAGCGTGATCCAAGTACACCATATATCTGAAGGGGCAGGGATACGTCGAGCAATTTGTACTATTGGTCCGGTGAGATCGCGGTTGACTGAGCGAACTTCCAAACCGATTTCCCCAAGTGTGTACCACCAGAAGATTGCTTCATGTGCCGAGCCGAATTTTCTCACCCTTGGCCTGTGTATCAGGGAAGTCAAGTGCAAGACAAGCCAAAAATAAGTGTACAATTCCATTAGAATAGTGTAAGGATTAGAGTCAGCGTAGAAGGGGGGACAGAAGCAATGCAAGGGCGATCCGAGAAAATTAAGGATACTGACGCTCGTATCACAGTTGGTGGTGTGCCGCTAGAAGATGTCGTAGAGGAAGAAGAGAGAAAGGAGAGAGATCAGGACGTAGGCGACACACGCAGACAGGAAATTGGAACCAAAGTCAGACACAAGAAAAAATTCAGAGCACGAGAGAGGTATGGGGATGATCCGCGCAGAGTCAAAGGGCGGGTTAGAAGATTAAGTGAATTCGAAATAAGGAAGGAGTACGGCGTGAAAGGAAAACCATTTGCAAGTCTTACCCAAAATGTTTTCTTTGTTCTATTCCAAGCCGGAGACACAATGATAGGCTCTAGGGCTATCGCTGATGAAACCGGAAGAGCGTTACCTGATGTAAGTAGCGCACTATCTAACATCTTTAAGAAAATGAAAGGAGATGATGCAATCTATCGAGAAAAGCTAGGCTTGGCTTTTCAGTACAAGATTCCACTAGAGCATAGGCAAACAGGATTTGATACACTCTATCAAAAGTATTTCCCAGGTCCAGGCACAAGGTCTGCAGCCCCCGTTATTGTAGATCGAGAAGGCAAATGGGGCGATGTGGACTTACCCTTCAAAACAGCTTCCCACAATGTAATCCATCTAATCTGTGAATCCAAAGGCAAAGCGTTCAGGACTAGAGAATTAGCTGAAGGTGTCGGTAAGCCAGTAGCTAACATCTCTAGTGCCATGCAGAGTATCATCAAGCGCCTAGAGCCCCACGGCATGATCGAGCTGTCCGGCTCACTAAGCCAGCGATCCTATAATTTACACGAAGGCTTAAAGGATGCTAACAGCAAGCACATGGTCGAGTTTATCTTTGGTCACAAGAGACATTGGGAGAAATCTAAAGATGAAGCCTGGAAGTTTTGGACTGATAAACTAATGGGAGCGCGTATTGAAACCCCAATAAGTGAGCCAGAGCCCATCGTCGAGCCCGAAGCTATAGTGCCAACAGGTCTTGAGCAGGCAATATCTGAATTGCTAGGTAAATTCAACGATCTCGAAGGCCGGATTGTCAGGATGGAAGATGATGGTGTGGAGCAATTAGCTCAGTTTACTCAATTGGCTGAATCGGCTAAAGAAGCTCTAACTGCAGTTGGTAAAACCCCCACTCTTTCTGGAGCTGCGCCTACAAATGAATTCACCGTCAATCTGCGTTTCCTCTTTGGTAGAGCTAGTTGATCTCTTTGAAATGCCAGCGCACAATCGAGCGGCGGCT